GTGGGCTGGAAGATAGATCTTTACCCTGGCAGCTCGCTCGATCTTGTGAGGCGGCTAACGCTCGCTTTGGAGTCTGTCACCGCACCGACCGAGGACGAACGCATCGAGCAAGCAAGGGCGGATGCAGCGAATGATGCATTCGTTGATGCAGTTGCTTGGGCGCGCTCCTGTTCGGGGGAGTCGGCTGATGTTGCTGCCGACTACATACAAGAGATGTATACGAAGGGGGTGGAGGTCTGATGGCCGAGATAGCAATAACGGAAACCTGTGCATGCGGGGCAACTTTCAGGGCGACCGGCAACTCTTACCGGAGCATGCGTGGCGGTGGCACCAACAACGAGCATCGCAGCGCCGAAGAGATGGCGGAGCGTTGGCGAACCGACCACAGGCATGTCGAGCCAGTTGCGCCATCACCCCGCGCGCCGCGCGAAGAGGCGAAACCGCTTGAAGTGCCGCCAGTGGTTATAGACCCGTCCGTATTCGTGGATCCATCCCAATTCAAGGGTCTTGGGTAAGCGGCGACGGTGGCTAAAGTAAAAGGTCTTGAAGGCTTTGAGGTCTACTCTTCGATCGGGGTCGAGCGCGGCCAGATGATTCTGGGCATAGACCCCGCCGAAAGCCGTGGGCTGCCCACCGTTTTCGTCCACCCATACACCTACATCACGCTTACCCGACCACCGAAGGAAGCGCTAAAGTTCATCATCGGCTCTCTGGAGAGGCGAGCGCATGGAGGTCTGGACGAGCTTGCTGCGCGATTAGGATTCGACAAAGAGGGGACACAAAATGACTGACGACAATGTAACGAACATCCGGCCGGCAAAGGTGACGAAGCTGCCCGTGGGCGACCATCCGAGCGGGCGCGACGTCGAGAAAGAGACCGGCCAGGACGTAGAGGATTGGCTGAAAGCTGCCAACTCGATCAAGGATGACTTCGAGGCCGACCGGGATCAGCCGGCAGCGCTCGACCGATCCATGGATCACGACACCACCGAGCATCTTCGCGAACTGTCGATGCGACCCCCTATCAAGATTGAGGACATCGAGGCGATCGGCAAGCTCGCCGAAAAGCTCGAGTTCAAGGCCGACGAGGATGACACCCAGTTCCATGAGATTGACCCACAAAACAAGAAGGTCATCGTCTTCGCGTTGGTGTTGGCGTGCCTAATCTTCGCAACGTCGGCGTTGTTCTCGTTCCCCACAATCGCGGCGACGGCAGCGCTCATGCTGCCCGTGTGGCCGTTCCTTGTGTGGGTCGTTCCCGGTTTTGTCGAAGTCTTCATTGTGTTCTTCGGTGTCGAGGTCATCATGTGGCAGGCACGCGCCACCAACGACCGAAAGTACAGCGCGGGACAGCGGGCGAAGGCGCAGAAGATGTCGGACTCGGCGATCGGCTGGCAGCTGGTGTTCGCGATGATTGCCGTCGTGGCCAACGCGGCGCACACCTACATGGGGCAGGAGGCCGCTGGCGCGCTCGGTACATGGCAGGCATGGTTGGGGATCTCCTTGGCCGCGCTGGCGCCGCTCTCGGTCGTGCTGATCACGAAGCGCGCATCGCGCCTGATATTCATTTACTCGGTGAAGGAATGAACTGCAATCGCCGGGGGATGCACCACGACTGGGCATACTCCGATAGCCACAGGACGAGGATCTGCAACACCGTCGGATGTGGCGAGGTTCAGACTCAGGAAAATCCGATAGATTTTTTCTCGTCAATGTGCGCATAACGGTACGAATACGTGCTACCTTAGAGACATCACCACAGCGCATCACTTAGCAGAGCGGAGACTCACCACATGAAAATCATCAACCTTCAAGTCGAAAACTACAAGCGCCTCAAGGCCATCGACATCACTCCCGAGGGCGAGCTCGTCATTGTTGGCGGACGCAACGCCCAAGGCAAGACTTCAGTACTCGACTCCATCTGGGCTGCGCTCGGTGGCGGGGCTGCCAACAAGTCTTCGCAGCCGATCCGCGATGGCGAAGATAACGCCACAATTCGCGTCGACCTCGGCGACATAGTTGTCACCCGATCATGGAAGAACGGCAAGCCTCAACCGCTGAAGGTTCTGAACGCTGACGGATCGAAGCCGCAGAAGCCGCCACAGGCGCTACTCGACGCGTTGGTTGGCAAGCTCTCGTTTGACCCTCTCGAGTTCACTCGCATGGACAGCAAGAAGCAGACGGCCGCATTGCTGGATCTGGTCTACGTCGAAATCGACCTCGACGAAAACGAGCAGGCGCGCTCGGCTGCCTACGAAAACCGAACGGAACTCGGCCGACAGGCTAAGGCTCTCGGTGAGCGCCTTCCTGTTAGCGCAACACTGCCGGCTGAAGAGCAGTCCGCGTCCGACATCATCGCCAAGATTCGTGCGGCGCATCAACTGAGCGAAGACAAGCTTCAGGCCAATCGGACGTTGGAGAGCCACCTCGCAACGATTGAGGAGATCGAGTCAAGGATTTCTGGCCTGCAGAAGGAACTCGCCGCAGAGCGCGAAGCCGCAAAGAAGCAGCACGAGCTGTTCAAGGCTATGCCCGAGGCTCCCGATGTGAGCGCGATCGAAGATCAGCTCTCCAACGTCGAGAAGACCAACAACGAGATCCGCGCCAACAACGCAGCGAAGGCACGCAACGCAGCCATCGTCGAAGCTGAGCGAGTGCGAGAGACCTTCACGAGTCTGATCGAATCGCTCGACAAGGAGAAGGCCGACGCTCTGGCCAAGGCGAAGTTCCCAGTCGACGGCCTGGGTTTCGGCGAGAATGGTGTGACGTTCAACGGTATCTCGTTCGACGACGCATCCAGTGCCGAACAGATCCGCGTATCGTTCGCCATGGCCATCGCCCTGAACCCGACGCTGCGTGTAGCGCGCATCCTTGACGGCTCGTTGCTGGACGCTGACAGCATGAAGATTCTGTCCGACATGGCAGTCGATAAGGACTTCCAAGTCTGGATTGAGCGCGTCGGTGACGGCGACCCCACGGCTGTCATAATCGAAGATGGCGAGGTTTCGGTCTAATCGAACTCGATCATCTACTCTGCGGCGAGTGCCCACGGTCGGCCCCAACGGTCTACCTGTGTGGCACTCCCGCAACAGAGTCCGACACTCTCGGAGATGTCGGCTCCACCCCGAAGTTCGACCTTTGTGTCGTGTGCTTCGATTCCAAAACAATCACCTGTAGCAACTGCGGAACGGAGGTAGAGATTTGTCAGTAAAACTGGGCGTAGCTCTTCCCGACACGATCGTCGTATTCGACACTGAGACCGACGGAGTGGATGTCGAGAACTGCCACATTGTCACAGCCTTCATTGGCGTGATGGAGACTAAGACCGGCGACATGCTGGAATCCTGGTCGTGGCTGCTGAACACCGGCCATGAGATCTCGAAAGAGGCGAGTGATGTTCATGGCATCACGACCGAAAAGATGATGGCCGAGGGGGCCGACCCGAAACAGGGCATCTTTGAGATCAACCAGCGTCTCGACATTCTCTCCCGTCGCGGAATCGTCATGGTCGCCATGAACGCGGTCTTCGACTTCACCATCCTTGATCGCGAGATGTTGCGCCATTGGCCAGCAGTTCGACCGCTCATGGATGTCAACGACGACGGCAAGGTGGGTTACCCCACAGTGTTTGACCCGATGGTGTTCGACCGCGCGGTTGACAAGTTTCGCAAAGGCAGCCGCAAGCTTGTCGATTTGGCGAAAGTTTACGGGGTGCCCGTCGAAACCAACGCGCACGACGCCGAGGCCGACTGCCGCATGGCTGGCCGCGTGGCAATCAAGCTGCTGACGCATTCTCGCATCGCCGACATGACGCTGCCAGAAGTGCACGACAGGCTGATTCACACTCACCGCAACAACGCCGCAAGCCTCGCCGATTTTTGGGCGACAGGTAAAGGGCTAGCCAACGCAACGCCGGCTGAACGCAAGACGGCGATCGACGACACGCGACGTACAGCTGGGCAGTGGCCGATGCGCCCTCGCCCCGAAGATGAAGGGTTCTAAAATGACCGACAACAGATTCCCGCTGCCAGTGGTCAGCGAAGAGAAGATGCCCCAGATCCACCGCGCGATGTTCGCGGCCAAGGTGGACATGCCGGAGGTCGCCAAGAGTGGCGAGATGCCCCTCGGCGGCAAGACGGTGGCTTTCACCAAGATCGACGACATTCGGGCGCACCTGTACCCGATTCTCGAGCGCCACGGCATCATGACGTACCTTGAGTTTGTCGACCAGGACTCACAGATCACGGTGGCCGCGCCGACGCTCACCATGGCACAGACCGAACCGGCCAAGACGTTCCACCCGACTACGGGCGAGCTGGTAGATAACCCGCGGGCGAACAAGCTCACCGACATCGGGCGCCCCATCGGCGACGGCAAGATCCCCAACCGAAACATTCGAGTTCAGGTCACCTACGACATTCGTTTCGTGTATGTCGGCGACAACTCCGAAGTGGTCGTTCGCACCATCGGCGAATCCATGGACACGTCCAGCGATAAGGCCACAAATAAAGCCACCACATCGGCTGTGAAGCGTGCCTTTGTGGAGACTTTCGCCATCGTCGATCGCACCGAGCTTGAGCCTGATGCCGACCAGCCCGAAGAGCGCAACCGCACAGCGACCACAGACAAGCGTGACGGCAGCGCTGCGCCGGCAGGGGATCGCGGAGCTCAGCAACGCGCAGCAGCGGCCGGTACTGGTGCTGGTGGCGGAGGAACACGTCGTTCGGGGCCACAGGCTCAGCCGGCAGTCGCGAAACCAGCACCCACGCCCGCTCCAGCGGCCGAACCTGAGCCAGCGGTCAATCAGGCCACGGGCGAGGTTGCCGACCAGCCAGAGGCACGCCCAGCACCGGCAGAAGCCCCCGATCTGGATAAGCTTGGCGAGCAGAAAGCACGCATCCGAGATCTGAACAAAGTCCTACAGCTGTCCCCCATTCAGACTAATGAGATCGCGACACGAGTGACCGGCAAGGAGAAGCGTGAAGAGTGGATCGTGCTGCCCACGGCCGTCAAGAAGCTCGCCGACGAGCTTGAGCGCATGGTGAAGGAGAAGGCATAATGGCGTTCAAACCGTTCGAGGGTCTAATGAAAGATCCCCGCGATGTGGAAGCTCCCGAGGGGTCGACCAACGCGCAGCTATTGGCGCTGCCGCAGCGTCGAGTCCACACTCATGACATGGTGGGGCGTTTAGTGGTTCTGCCCCGCACCGGAATCGTCGGAGTACTGGCTGACGATGGTGGCAGGTTCGTTGTCGTCGACGGATCGGCATGCAAGAAGGCCGACGGATACGAGGCTTATCCGCGTGGAGGGCATCACATCACAGTCAGCGACCTCGAACTGCAAACCGCGATCGAACTAGAGAGCGAGACAAGGTTCGCAGTGCAGATCTCCCTCGACGGCGGGGCGACCTTCCCACACGAGCTGGAAGTCGGGTCGATGGGCGTGGCCGAGGAGGTCGCAAAGAACAACGCTGGAAAGGATCGGGCTACACGCGTCGTTCAGACCGTTAGCTTTGTTCCCAATGTCGATGTTTGGCCTGTTCCAAAATGACCCATCCCAAGCTCGCCGTCGTCAAGAGCGGCTTCGGCGGGCGCGGGTACGGCATACCCGGTCGCACTCGCGTCAGCCCCGCGACAGGCAAGACGCTGCAGCGCATCTATCCCTCGGTGACGACCGTTCTGAAGCAGATCAACAAGCCTGGGCTGCACCAATGGATCGCTGACCAGACTGCCGCCAAGGCCGTCACGTCACTCTCGTACCTGCAGGGCTGTGAGCAGGAGGTCGGCTATCGAGCTCTTCGCTTCACTTGGAGCCGAAACTCTAACGAGGCTGGCGGGGAGGTTCGCGAATACTACGAGCGGGTCGTGCAGGATGCGGCCGAGCTGGGCACCAACATGCACGAGTGGTCGGAGGCCGACATCGACGGCATGTCCGAATATCCCGAGCCGATGTCGGTCGAAACCGACGAGATGATTGAGGCGTGGATCGAGTGGCACGAACACCACACGATCATCTCCCACAACCAAGAGTTCACCATCGTCAACGACACGCTGGGGATAGCCGGCACCGCCGACGCTGACTGGTCGATCCGCTGCGACCACGAAGGGCCATGCCTCGGGCAGGAGCCTGGGCAATTCGTTCGGACGCTCGTTGACCTCAAGACCGCCCGAAACACATGGAACGACCACGGCTACCAGCTGGCCGCGCTCGCCTCCGCAGAGGTCATCATGCGCGAAGTGGTGGAGACTCACCCCGACGCAATCAAGGCCGAAAAGACTGAAGCCGGAAAAAAAGTAATTTCTTTCTGGGTTGAGGATGCGCCGCCCGTCTGGGAGCGCTATGCTTTATTACATATTCGTCCCGACGACTACGACACACAGGGGAACTTGATTCCCCGGTTTTGTGTCCTGAAAGATCGAACTGACGATATGGACTTGTACCGAATAGGCTTCGAGGGCGCACTCGCCCTCTGCAAGATGGAAGCCGAACTGAAAAGCCGAGCTAAGGCTCGCACGAAAGAAACGGAGAAGCACTAATGGCACGACGTAACGGAATCTGGTATGAAGGTCGGATCATCACCAAGAACACAAAGCAGTCGGGACTTTTCCGCGCCAAGACCGGAAAAATGGTTCTTAAGCTTCTTGTGGCCGAGCAATTCCAAGAGCGCAACGACCGCTGCGAGCCGGAGTTCCAGCGCCCAGAGCTTGCCGCCGACGCTTACGTCAGCACTCACACTGCATGGCACAAGGTCACAGTGTTCGACGACGACAACAACGAAGAGTTCATCGCCCTCGTTACCAACCCCCTGTTCGCCCACGGCTGCGTTGTTTCAATCGACACCAGCTACCGCGAAGAGAAGCCGTGGGAGGACAAGTCGGGCAAGCTGCACGCTGGCCGCGCCGAGTCGATCTACTTCAAGGGCGAAGATGGCGGATCCATTGCCATCAAGGTTCTCGACGATGGCCGAGTCCTGGGCGCTCGCGAAGAGAACGCTGTCGCCTTCTGGGATGGCGTGAGCGAGTTGCCGCCCATGGCCGGTAGCGGCGGAGGCGGAGCGCCGGCTGCGCCTGAGTACGACGAGAACGAAGGCTTCTAGACCTCTGGCACCACACCGCTCTGGCGGCTGAGGGCAGAGAAAGCGGTTCGGGGACGCCCTGCCGCATGGAGAGACTGATCCATGCTGAAAAGCGAAGCACAGTCAGCGAGGCGGCAGTTACCCCGGCCGGTAGCTGCCGCCTCCCCACATCTCAACGGAAAGGAGGCTGGTTTGTCAGAAATGCGTGATTTCATCACCGGCATCCTGCGTGACATGGAGGGTAACGCCCTTCTCTTGCTCGCCACAGGAAGAACAGAACCCACCACCACAGCGCCCCACGGCAAGCTTCGCGTCAACTCTCCCCACTGGTTTGCCTATCCCGCCGAGCTCGACCTCATGGTTGAGTTTGCCGAAAAGAAGCGCTCAGGGGAGCAACGCAACGTTTACATTTCGCCGATCATTTACGGCGATGCGGAATACAAAGACCAAAACGGCGACGTCGTTCATGAGGATCGACACGGCCGCAAACTTTACTCGCGCTCGAAGCTGAACGCGCTCTTCTCGCAGACGGTCTACATGGACTCTGACGCGTGCCCACCCGAAGCGTTCAGGATCTCACCATCCCGCCACGTTGTGACATCGGAAGGTCACGGTCACGACTACTGGTTCCTATCCCAGCCAGTGCCCGCGCTCCTTGCGGCCGAGATCGCCCACAAGATTACGACCGCCCACAAAGACCAGGGCTGCGACCCGTCCGGCTGGAGCGCCAACAAGGTGCTGCGCCTTCCGACGCTGAACACGACCTACGATCAAGACAATCCGTTCCAGATCACATGGGAAGACGATAACGTCGACCCCCAGACTGGTGAGATTGGCGACATGGTTTATGCCGTCGAGGATCTGCAGCACGTCTACGAAGACGTCAAGGTCGACGTTCAGGTGGGAACCGACGAGCCGATTCGCCCCGTCCCCAAGCTGGAGGGGCTGCCCGACTTTGAGTCGCTTATCGTTCGCATTCCGCAGAGCGAAAAACGACTGAACGAACTGATCTACAAAACCCCCAAAGGTGGCGACGACGGCTGGCGCTCGGAGCAGCGGTATGCGTTGTTGCTCGACCTCCAGCGTTTCGGGTTCACCGACGAAGAGACCGTGGCAATCGCATGGCATTCGCCGGCTGCATCCAAGTGGCGTGAAGACGCTCGTGGCGTAGATGGCTTGTGGTGGGAGCTTCAGGCGCGCGTCAAGCCGGTCATCGCTGACGAGCGCGGGGACAACATTCTGCCCGCGCCGGCAAAAGCTAAACGCAACGTCGAGTCCCCAGTGCTGCTGAACGAGGTTCAGCGCAGCCGCGTGGAGAATCGCAGCGACATGCTGACGCTTTACCTGCAGTACGCGATCTCGAAAGTGCAAACGCCGAACATGCCGTACCACATTATCAACGGATGGACTCTACTATCGTTGGCACTGTCAGAGGTCATCGAGATGCCGAAAGAGCCGAGAGACCTTGGCACCGGGATATTCTCGTTCACCCTGGGCAAGTCTTCATCGGGAAAGGACGAGTCCAAGTCGATCCTCTCGGCGTGCGTTCGACACCTGTATCCGAACGACTCGCTTGAGGTTCCCGCCATGGGGTCGAAGGAGGCACTGATCGAGAACCTGGTGGAGCGCACCGACAAGGTTTCCTACATTCAGGAGAATGAGGCCGACGCTCTAATCCAGTCCGTGAAAGCTGGCGGAGGATACCTCGCCGGGGTCGAAAAGTACTGGACGCGTGGCTACGACGGCGAAGTCCCCAGTCTGGGAAAGATTGGCCGCAAAGAGCTGAACAAGCCGGGGATGCACGCGATCATGGTCATGCACTTCATGGGCACGCCATCGGGGATCCTCGGAACCATCGACAAGCAGATGTTTTATTCTGGCTGGCTGGCTCGGCAGATCTGGGTCATCGGCGACGAAGTTGAGACAACCAAAGAGACTGTGAAGTCGAAGTTCCGCCGCGGCGATGCCGTGAAAGCTTACGACGGGATGCCGAAATACCTCGGGCTGCAGTTCGCTCGCCTACGCATGAAGCTGAGGGCGACGGCTCCCCTCGATCGTAAGCGCGCATCGCTGGATCCCACCGACGAAGCCATCGAGCTCATGGATGCGATGAAGTGGAAAGCCCACCAACATCTTGCCCAGCAGCACGACATGGAATTGTGGCGCCCCGTCCTAAACCGGATGGGCGACATCATGTGGAAGATCGCAGCACTGTCGGCCGCGAGCGCCGGACGTGTGATTGTGGCAACCAAAGATGTCGAGGTGGCTGTCTACTATGCCGAAATCTGGTTGGGTAACGTCATGAAGATTGCCGAAGGCATTTCGGATACGTTCTTCTCCAAGCAGTGTGACGAGATCGAAAAATACATCTCAGGCCGCGAATCCCAAGAAGCCGACCTCGGAGCTATCTACAGGTTCCGCCGAGGCGAGCCGAAGCGTGTCACTGACGAATACTTGCAATCACTCACCTATCAGGGCCGCGTTTCGGAACGACGGCCAGCTGGAGCCAATACCGGCAACACATACTTCAAGATCAAGGAGGCCAAATCATGACCGCACTAACGCCACTAGAGCAAGCGATCGAGGCATGGAAACGAGTGCCCGACGCGAACGGTGACAAGCAAGCACAGTTCGACGACGCAGTTTCGCTGGGCGAGTTGGGGATTTTCTCAAACCACAACATCGCCAAGATCACCAAGCTGAACCCGGCGACCGTGGCGGGGTTGACCCAGAAGACGGACAAAACTGGGGGGCGCTTCACGCCCGAATCAATGGAAGCCATCGCCACGCTCGGTCTCAGGTGGAAGCAGCAAGGACTGGTAAGCCATTCGGCGGTCGCCAGCATTGTCGACGCGGGCACCAGCCCCAACATGATCGCGCTGCTGACCGGGATCCCGCGAACCACCATCTACCGCTGGCTGAAGAAGGCATCCAAGTGACCGACATCAAAGCGATCGACCTGTTTGCCGGCACCGGCTGGGGTGTGGCCTGCCAGCGACTTGGCATCGAAGAGTACGGCGTAGAAATAATGCCCGAAGCCGTCAAGACGCGCGAAGCGAACGGCATGGACACATGGATGAATGACGTGTGGGATGTGCTGGAGGCCGACCTGCCCGATGGGGAAACCTACGACATCGACCTGCTTATCGGATCCCCACCATGCCAGACGTTCAGCCTTGCCGGCAACGGGGTCGGCCGGAAAGCGCTCGACGAAGTTGTCGAGCTCATAGATTCTGGTCTATATCGCGATGTGGCGAACCTTCGCGCGTTCGGCGACAAGCATGACCCTCGCACGGCGTTGGTTCTCACCCCGCTGACGTTTGCCTACAAGAACCGGCCGCGCCTTATGGTGCTGGAGCAAGTTCCGCCCGTGCTGCCCGTGTGGGAGCGCTACGCAACAGAGATGCGCAAGTGGGGTTACTCGGTTTATGTCGGCAAGGTTCACGCGGAGCAGTACGGCGTGCCTCAGACCAGGACTCGAGCAATTCTGATCGCTCGCAACGACGGCATTGAGGCAACCATGCCCTCGCCAACTCACTCGAAGTATTACACCCGGAACCCAGAAAAGCTGGACAGCGGAGTGCAGAAGTGGGTCAGCATGGCCGAAGCGCTTGGCTGGGTCGACGACGACGGCGGGATCTATTTTCACCCCATGAGCTACGGCCGTCGTGGCGTGTGGCCCGCCAGCGAGCCTGCCCCGACTGTTCGCAGCGTGCAGCGCCCGATGCCGGAAAGCTACAAGCCACACCCGCGCGATGCAGTTCTGCGCAGCACCTACTCGACCAACGGTGATTACGAGAACCGCGGCGAGCGCGAGTTGCACCAGCCAGCGCCGACAGTGACCAGCCATCTCGATCGCAGCACATTTATCACCGCGAACAACAAAATGACTAACGCTGCAGAGAGGCACGCCAGCCAGCCAGCGCCCACGATCACAGGTGGCCACGACTCGGGAAACCGAGTGTGGACTCGTCATGGCGCACATTCGCAGCAGAACGGGATTCACGAGCGGCCGACATCGGTTCCAGCCAACACGGTGACGAGTGACATTTCTGGTCTGGGCTACATCGACGAGTCAGAGGTTGGCGAGCGCGCACTCAAACACTTCGAGGGGCACTCCAGGGCGGTCGTGATCAACGGAACCGGCGAAAACGCGGCCCGTCACAGTGTGAAGTCCCCCGCGCCGACGATCCACTTTGGGCAGCGCGTGAATGGAGTGACGTGGGAGCATGGCGTAACCGGCGAGCCAATCAACCTCGACCCGACCAAGCCGTCAACGACGGTAGCCGGCGATCCACGGCTCACGTCGCGCGAACATCATTTTCCGGGCGAACAAAACTCGACCAGCACAAGGGTTACGGTTCAGGAGGCCAGCCTGCTACAGTCGTATCCAGCCGATTTCGACTGGTCTACCGGAATCAACGGCAAGCCGCTTACCAAAGGTAAAGCTTTCCTCCAGATCGGCAACGCATTTCCACCACTACTCGCTGAGGCTATCCTCGCGCACATGACAGGAGAACAAGCATGAGAGTTTTAGTTACCGGCAGCCGCCAAGTAACGCACCAAGCAACCGTCTACGACGAACTGAATGAGGTGTGGCAGAAGTGGGAGGACGAGCGCGTAGCCGAGCCGCCCGAGCCGTTCACAATTATCCACGGCAGCGCCCCCGGCGCTGACACGCTGGCGAACCAGTGGGCGTGGGATATGCGCCAAGAAGGCGTCGTCGTCGAGGTTCACCCGGCGAACTGGGCGAAAGGCTCATACGCCGGCCATCAGCGTAATCACGAAATGGTCAATCTCGGCGCGGATCTCGTTATCGCATTCTTCCAAACCGGAGCGACCAACGCCGGAACGCGGAACTGTTACGACGTGGCGAAACGCCTGGTCGGAATCAAGGTTGGCGAAATCAAGGAGGTTTGGGCTCGATGAAAGAATGTAACAACTGCGGACATCTCGGGATGTCGCACAGCAACAGGATTGTCGGTACCACCGAACGGCGCGTCTGCAACGTCGCCGGCTGCGAGTGTGTCTCATGAAGTGCTGGGTTTGCGGAAAGATGAAAGCGGAGCAACGGATACCCAGGCCGCGCCCCGCGATGTTCGTCGTGGAAGGTATGTCTGTTTGCCGGTTCCACGAATACCATGCAGTCATGGGGGCAAGCCCACTTCTGGCTGCGGAGCAAGCTCGCACTCAGTTGCGAAACTGGTGGAAGAGGGCCGGAGAGCTCCATGGCGAATGGAACATGCGAAAGCAGCAGTTTTCCGATGGCTCCACGATCGGCGATTGGTATTGGGAAACTTGGCCGCAGCCAGCGAAAGGCAAGCGATGAACGTCGCAAAGGTCAAGCTGCCGGACATGGGCGCCGCCGAGGCCGCGCTTCCCGGTTCGCCCGTCACTAGCAATGGGAAAGTGATCGGCAAGATTCTCGGCCGCGAAGGTGACATCGTTACCATCGAGATCGACCCCCATGCTGCCGGTTCGTTCTTTTCGCCCGAGCTAGACATATCCATAACCGTCACATGAGCGCGTCGGATGTGTGGAGCGATCAGAAGCCGCTCTACATCTGGAGTGAAGGTAAAGCGGATCTCGCCCCAATCAAGGCTGCGAAGCTCGCGCTCGGCATTGAGGCAAAGGTCATCCCCATTGGCGTAGCAACGCTCGTCGACTTGCCGAACCTGAACGCGCGGGTTCTGGCGGTCGGCACTCGCCCGCCGTTCATCTGCGAGTACGCGCTCACCACTGCGGGGACTTCGGGCGCTGGGTGGCAGCGTGCTTTGTCTTGGGTTCTCGGCGAGACCGAATACGACGACAAAGCGACAACGATCGAAGACATCATGGTTTCAATGTTCGGCGCGGGGACTCGAGAGATTTCGGCCGAAGAGCTTGAGAGCGAGCGGAAGATGCGCGCCTATGTGAATCGGGAGGACTGATGTTCTTTTACGGGGAAGAAGAGTTTGACGCTGAAGAAGAGGAAGAGCCAGAAAAGGTAGCCGAGCTGCCCACGGTGAAGCTCAACTTCACCGACAAGATGCCGCCCGGATCTGGCGAGACTGACTGGGAGCCGATGCGTCAAGCGCTCATAGACCACAGGGTGTCGAAAGGTCGGAACCCGAATGGTACGAAGATCCCGCCGAAGCCGGGGGTGACGATAGAATCTGGCATCCACGTCACCGAGCGCGGCCATGAAATCCTGGTGGCAGACATGCCGCAATCTCCGAGGGGCTACGCAAAGAGGGCTTCAGCTTGCCGAAACTGCCCCCACCCGCCTGAGCGCCATCCTGACGGCGTTTGTAACGTCCGAGCGTGTGAGTGTGCCGGATACTCCAATTTCGGCTGGGAGATCAAAGCACAGCGCTCGTCAACGCACAACGAGGCCACACTGTACGTCGCTGACTCCAAAGCCGAAGAAGGCAAGGATGGTCATTCGATCGGCGACGTGAATACGCCGGCAGAGGATCGCGAGCATTACGGGCTGGCGGGAGTCCTCATGAATCAGGGTCAAGTCTTCGCCGCATTTGAGCTCACCTACGAGGGGCGCCCCAAGGGCGACAAGATGGTGCCCGCATTTTCTTGCGCGCGCTGGCGTGACGAGATCTCGGGAGTCGGGTTCTCGATGGTGGCTGGCGACTTCGGGGAATGGTTCGACATCTTTGTCCCGCCGACGACGGAACGCAAAGAGCGCAAGACGCTCGAAGAGAAACGCGATGCCAAACTGGCGGCGCCAATCGAATCTGGGGAGTGGACTGGATGACCGAGATGATTCTGGGCATAGACCCCGGCGACGTTACCGGCTGGTCACTGTGGATGCTAGATCGCGATGCGCCAATCCAGCGTGTCGACTACGGGATGATTCACGGCGGGCTGCCCGGTTTCGTAAGCTTTATGGAGGTGCGACTTGGCGGCATGCGCCCCGACGTTACCGTCTGCGAAAAGTTCAACGACAAAGACGGTCGCTCAGCGATGGCCGATTTCACCCCAATGCTCATTGAGGGATCCGTCTACACGATGGCCTCGGCACTGGGTTTGGAGCTCATATTCCAGCCAACGGCGATGAAAGCCATGTGCAGCGACGAGAAACTGAAGGAGCTGGGTTTCTACATCACCAACGCGGAGGCTCGAGAGAATCCCGCCATCCGGTGGAGTGACGCTCGCGACGTGAACGATTCCGAGATTCATGTGTTGGCGTGGGCCAAGTCGATCGACCACACGCCAACAGTTGAAGCTTTCTGGCCGGACGTTTAGCGGCGAGACTCGTCACGCACGGGGACGCTCAGCTCGATCGGCTGGCGCTGGGCTAAACGCATAAGCAGCTCGCGGTTCATCGACGTGATCGACGCGGCCACGCCGAGGTAGATCGCCAGCCGGCCGGACGGTCGCCAGTGGAAAGTTTCGGGAGGCATCTCGTACCAGGCGAAACCGCTGACAGGGTTGATGAAGAATGCCGTCATCACTAGAAGCATCACGCCCGACAGGCTGAACGTCAGCGAAAAGATCAACTGACCGCCGCGGTAGTCCGCCCAGCGGAAACGTGTACCGTACAGCGCCACATAGAAGACGAGCGAGATGAACGTGTAGACGGTGACCAGCTGCGTCAAAACCCAGATGGTCGGGTTGATGGTGACGAACAGTGGGGGAAAAGCCCAAACCAGCCCAGCAACCAAGATCCAGAAGCCGGCAACGGCGGTGATCATTCGGTGACTGGAGGCCCAGAGAGCGATTCGCTTGGCGCGGGAAAGTGGATTGATCAAGAGGTCAACTCCTTGGGTGTCATAGAAAGATCGTACTCGTGGCTGAGACTGTTCACTTCCAGACGACGCGCCAACCGCCCCCATACTGGGGTCATCACCCGTTCTACCTTGCGAGTTTCCTTGTTCTGCTGAGAAGTTTTTTCGCGAAGCGCGCGCAGCTGATCAATCTCAGACATCACAGGTTCCGCGTGAACAAACTTCTTAGTCATTGTCAGGCTCCTTGGCGGCATCATATCCCACCGAGTCTCGTTTTGGCATGAAGGCTGTGTAGAAGTGGTCGGTCAGCTTGTTGGCTTCGATCGACTTTTCAAGCAAACCCTCGAGTAAGGTTGCTCTTTCCTGCACAGTGCTGATCGTAGTCCGATATTCCTGAACGAGCTCGACATCGGTCTTATGCTGCGCGTCTTTCACTACAACCATGTTGTCGTAGGCGGAATCCTTCTCGGCGAGGCGTGCCTCCACCTGAACCCCTGGAACCCACTTGCCGGACGAGATCATCTTGTTTTGCCACACAAAAAAGCTAAGCAAAGCCGTGAGAGATATTCCGGCAACGCCGAGACTTACCGGCATTGGGAAGCTCCCGTCCGTTACCGCTTCCGCCACCTCTAGCAGCGCTGTAAACAAAGTCACTTCGGCCTCTTCCTGATCCTGGGCAATAGTATCGCGTTATCCGTGGAGGCATAGAAAAACCCCGGCCTTTCGACCGGGGCTTCTCACAGTTGTTACTTGACGATACCGCCGACGTCTTGGGCACGCTCAGCAATGCCAGTGGGCTTCCAAAGCCCGAAATACATTGCTACGGCGACGATGAATACCGTGATCGCGGATACGAGCCCAGTGAAGACGTCATAGGTTGACGCGTTCTGGACTGCGTTCATCACTTCGGTTCCGAAGCCGGTGATGGCGCTGAGCAAAGCCAGCACCACGGCTTTCTTGGAGCCGGAAGTGAATCGAGTGGTGACGAATCCCGTAATGACGGGAAGCAGCACACTGACCAAAAGGACTAGCAGAGCCAGCCACGAGAACGTGAAGGTGAGCATTGTGTTTCCTTACTATTCGAGAAGACGCTGGGCAGCGTCGTCGTTTACCGCCTTGGCGAGTGCAGCCAAGTCTAGGGGGACTCCCGGTTCCGTGGGGGTGGCAGCAGGAATCGAATCCAGACTTGACCCCAAGCCTGCCACTTGAGCCTGAGTTGCTGTCGCGAACATGTTGAGTACGGGCTGCACGTCGGCAAGTTGCACGTCGTGATAGCTAATGTTTACCCGGCTGTTTCGCGGCTTCTCAGGTGTGCCCCAAAGGTTCAGAAAGTGAGTGCGTTCCGCAGCGGTGAAAAACTTAAGATTGATGCTGCCGATCACTCCCTTCACTTCCTTGTAGACCGCTGCGCCGTCTGCGGCCCGAATGTAGATAAGTTCCATTTCCTCTTCCTCTTCTTTTGGTATGGGTGTCGAACCCCCGCCTGCCGGGGTGCTTCCACTCTTCGCTAGGCTAACAATCTGGGCCACGGTATTCGGGCCAGGGCAGAATGTTGCGTAGCTTGCTCGGTGCAGGTTCCACAGGTCACGATGCCCCAGAACGTTACTGATTGCGTACCGTGACCGGAGATCCTGCAACAACCGTGCAGCAGAATTGAGCGCCTTGTCTGAGATTTTCCAATTGGGGGCGCCTGATTCATTTTCAATCTCAACAGTGACTGCGCGATGATCCCATGCCGCGCCCTTGCCGTCGTCGTAAGGTGAGCCGGAAGTCCAAGCTCGACGCTCTTCAGGGACAACACAGGTGATGCGCCCCTCATTGCTAATCGTGTAATTCGCCGACACCCCACGCGAGCCGCTGACCATTGCCTCAATGACGGCATTGTCGTTTGTCCCCGCCTGATGATGGATCAGGAACGTGTCAATTGTGGATTTTCTGGTCGACGACTGGCTGGAGGTCTTGATCTGATCAGTTAGGGCACTATAGGTCATGCTGTCCAGCCTTCGTCAGGCACGCTCGGCGACTTGTAGTTACAGTGCATAGTTGATTCCGTCCAGATAGATATATAGGCCATTGGTTGCGCTCGGGATGATTGTGAGTATTCCAGATGGGGAAACCTGCCCCCGATAGGAAACGCTGGTTGAGGCGGTAGTTATGGTGATAAGTATGTTTCGGTCGGGGTCATAGAACCCTTCGGGGACTGTTGCAACAGTGCCCTGAACCCCGGAAGACTGGATGATTCCGGCCATGAATATCAGGCCGTTCACCTTTTTTATCTTTGGCTGGGTGTTCGTTATCCAGCCTGGGGTGGATAGGTTTATCCACCCGGTGTCGTCGGGATTGAATACTGTGCCATTCCAGCTGGAGTAAACCTTATTCGTTGTGTTGTAGGCAGTAAGACCACTCTTGAATGTCGCGTCGACGGCGGGGGATGCGATTACTGCGCTAGCGAAAGCGTCGAGCTGAGCCTTGCTTCCGGCCACAACCATACTCGTCGCGCGCCATTCCAGCGCAGAACCAACGCCTGCATAGGCCGACCATTCAACCGGGCCAATTCCGGCACCCGGTGTCAGCATGTAAGCGGAGCTACCAACCTCTACCGCCGTCAGCGCGCCCAGCTCGGCCAGATTCTCCACTCTGTAGCTGAGGTTGAGATCCGAAAACGCTACGTTGACGCTGTTGGCTAGCTGAAGAAACAGGTTATCGAGGGGCGCTACGGGTGAGTTCTCGTCTGGGTACCAGATGTTTGCGGGGAGTCCGGTTGTTGGCATGGTCGAGATCCTATCAGTTGTGTTTTGCGGTTAGTCGAAGAAGATGCAGCTCACGGTGAGCGTGGCGTAGTTTTGCGATCGTGCGGGGAAGGCCGAGCCGTTGGTGGCGAAAACGGCTAGAGCCACCGACAGGTTGCTGCCCGGTATCAGGCCCGCTTGCTGGAATCCCATTGCGGGGGTTATCAGGTTGTTGACAGCGCTAGCGCCGGCATCCTTTGATGCTGGGACGATGGGGGATGAATGTAGGAAGCCAGATCCGCCAACCTCGATCGAGGCTGAGGCGACAGCCGCCCCGCCCGATGTCGCGTCCAGCGCTGCCACGTTGGCAATGGCGGTGAGCGTCATGGATGTCTTGCCCGCGGGGATGGGTATTGTGACCTGAAAGTATCGCGTAGCCGCGAGGCTGAAGCCGGTGTCTGAGGTGTAAGCCGCCACAGGAATAGGCATCGCCCTAATCTGGTTGGACAGTTCAGCCATGGTCGAGTTCTGGGTTTTGTTAGCGTTCAAATCTGAGTTGCCAGAACGCGAAGAGTCTCTTACGAGCTGCTTTAGCAAGTTTTCGACCTGCCGGCCCCACGGTCGGCTCTCCCTCGACAGTCCAGACTTCTCGAATCGGGGAACATTTGAATCAGTCATTATGAAATCGCTCCCTCTAGTGGCGCCACATTGATGTCGCTGATGGTCGCAGACTGAGCGCCACCCCAGGATCCGCCAGCCCCCCAGTGCGCATTGAAATCCGCAATAGTTTTGGGACTGTCCGCGCCATCCACGGAACCCCACTCTAGGTCGAAGTCCCCAACAGTGGTGTCCGCCTCCGCAGTGTAGGCGATCACGCTCGGCTCGATAGAGGCTTGCCGGATGCGCCACCAAATATTGTCTCGCTTTGTCCGAGCTCCAGCCACGTTCCCGAAAGCCTGGTTGACGAAAGAGTCGGCAACGCTGGCATACTGTTCGGCGTTGAATTCTGCGATAGTCATACCCGCATAAGCTGCATTGGCATCTGCCAGATCAGCCCAGCCTTCGTCGATCGCGTGACTGTTGAAGTCTGCAATTGTCGGATAAGAGTAGACTCCAGAATCGCCGGAACGGTTTATCCCGGCAGTTCTGACCGTGATGGTTTGCCGGCTACCGCCAAAGCGAGCCAGTGGCCAAATCAAGGCATCGTACAGATCTTCGAGCGTGGAGATGAACTCGTTGTCGACGGTCGTGCCGACCTCTTGGGATGCGAGATCTTCACTCACGCCGGTACGAATGTTCAGGAGTTTCTTGTTGAAAAATACCCCTTCGCCGACGACCCGGAGACTCGAATAGTTGTCGCTAGGGCCAGCGGTTGCCGCGATTCTGAACGGGGCGTATTCGGTATTGCTCGGCCCTTGAATGGTTACGGTCAAGCTCCGCGTGTCCTCGTTGATGGAAACGACAATCTTGCCGCCTTCGGCATCCCACTGCGCCGCCGAGTAGGGGTAACCATCGCTACTCATTACCGAATAGGCCGAAGAGGACTCATGCTCCCTGGGCACACTGTTCATGGATACGGGCTGCTCTATGGAAAGTAAGCTGCAGTCGACGGGGATGTCAAATTCGACGATCTCGTTTGCGTCTACCTGATAGACCTGAACGTCCTCATTCCAACCCCCCGACGGATAGGCCAGCCCCCCAACGAGGTAACGGTTGTTGTAGTAGTAGCCCTCAACGGACAGTGCAAGGTTCTGGTCGTCGACGGCCCAAGAGAAATCAAGGTCTCTTCGGTCTACTGTCACGCGCCCCCGAAGTGGCCGCATAACCATAATGCCGGAGACCAAGGATGCCTCCACGCCTTTTGCGGAGAGCATCTTTTTCATATGGAACCAGACATCCCCCTGCCAGCCCGGAAACACTGCGGGGGTCGAGGCGATGTCAGAATCCACAAAGTAGTCCGAAGTTATCCCGACAAGACTTAGTAGATAGACAAAATAGCCACCCAGCGTGCCGTTGTAGGGAAGTGCCGTGCGCTCCACCGACAGCAGCGTCATCTTCGAGTCCACGGATAGTGTTGCCGAAAGCTGCGCCGCCGAGGGTACTCGGGCGATACCGTCAATGAGCCCCTGCCCGCGGTCTTCCAGAATCACAGTCTTCCGGCGAGTTCTCTTAATGAAAACAGTATCGTCAGAAGCCAGGGAGAGGGTGAAGTTTCCGGTGGCGCCGGTAGAGTCCGAAACGTCAACAGGCGTGGACTCTTCCTTCACCACATAGTTGGTTATCCCACGAACGACTTTGCCGCCGATTCTGACATCTACTCCAGTAGCCATTAGCGCCCCATCCCAGTCTCTTCGAGTCGAGCCGTAGCTCCAACTTTGTCGAGCTTAGCGCTGTACGGAGTCTTTGCCGGCTTGCCGACGAACTGGCAGCCGGAGTTACCCTGCCCCGAAATGAAGTCACCGTTCGCGGGGATCTGGCCTGTGGGCAAGATCTGAACGATTAGGCCGTACAGCGTAAATACCGTGCTGGAAAGAACTGGAGCAAACTCCAGAACGATGCCAGCCGCAGACAGGCTAGAGATTTCAGTGTTTACGCGAATTGTGGTTGATGCCGGCAGGACGTCGGGGGTGATTGCTGATCCAGCATCGACCAAACCGTTGACGGGCTGAACGCGAAGAGCGCCAGCAGCCGCCACGTCGCCATGTATTCCCACCCACGCCGAGAAGCCCGGGGGGATCGGAATGTACTGGCTGATGGGCAGCGACGTGGGCGTGATGGTGTACTGCGCTGAGCGTGCCGGGTATCGGTTGCTGTTCGGCGGGGTGGGAACCGCTTTCGGTCTTCCATGCCCGTCTGCATTAGTGAGCAAAGGCACGCCGTCCTCCGTCGCTAGCGATGGTGTGGCCCAGCCCTGGCATAGGACATTCTTGTCTGCGGCCATGGGGTCAATCCAGTAGATCAGGTTCACCCCATCCTCCATGTCGAAAACGCCATCGGCGAAGTCGGTGATAAGTCGGATGGCATCTCGAGTCTTGGTTACTGGCCACGACAGGACGTACACGTTGTGGGCGCTCTTGGATTCCCGCAAGAACCCCATGCCGTTGATTCCTTGGCTCACGCCGGAGCTGTAACCAGCTCTCGAGTATTCGGGGTTGATGGCCGGGGTTGGAACCCAAGCCTCTTGACCTCGAGTTCCGAACCACGTTTTACCCTTGATGGCCACTAGCTTGCTCCTCGGTGGTCGTCGTCCGAAAAGGACGAGCTTGCAGACTGGCCGATAACGTCGGCGCCCACCATCACTGTAACCTGTCCGCCCTGCGCAATCAGGTCACGGTCGATCGGCGACAACTCCACACGCATGACGCTGGGGAACTTGGGAGCCTTAGACTGTTGCGCTCCGAAGCTGACCTGTCGACCCTGGTTGGCTGCGTCGAGAACCTGTCGGGGGAACATCGAGGTTCCTTGCTCGTTGAGAACAAACTCGCGGCCGTGGACTTCGCCAGCGCTCTTCCATGCCGGAAGGTTGCCCGTGTAGCCACCCGAACGAAAGCCGGGGTTGCCGTATGCCCCTTCAGCCCACATGCGTCGAACGGCAGCCCAGCCAGAGGCCGACTGTGCGAGCGCTCGCCCGTACTGCTCTTGGGTCTTTGTCGCCCATTGGGTAAAGAGTGCGTTCCGCGCGCCCTGGTCGACATACCCGACGGTCTTTACCGGGATCGTCACGCCACCGCTGCCGTTCAGGCTCTTCACCTTGGACTGCAGTTCGTTGAGCGCCTGAATGGCTGGGTTCACGTCTGCGCCAACAGTAATGTTGCGGGGCAGCCGCGCTACAGCCGTAGAGACATCATCGAACGCTGCAGCGTACAGCCCGAGCTCGTTGACGTTGTATCCGAGCTGTGTGGCCTGTGCGATGAAGTCAGCTTTGAGCTGTGCTGATTTCGCCTGCAGTTCGGCTTGAGGCACGCCAGCCGCAGCGAGGGATGCGACGTAATCTTGGTACGAGCCGACAAGCCCGAGGATTTCGGAGCGGTTCGCGATGGCTGCCTTCGAGTTTCCCACCAACGTCTTCGATCCATCTGCCTGAGCGTCGGACAGGTTTTCTGCCGACTTGGCGAGGTCTGCGTCAATCTCTGCGATCTCGGCGCGGAGCTGCCCAGCCCGGAGTGCATCGCCATAGTTTTCGGCAACCGACAGCCAGTACTCGCGAATAGCCTTGTCGGCAGTGAGCCCTTGCATCTCGGCCTGGTATTCGGCAATCTGCAAGGTGGTCGCCGAAACGGCATCCCGAATCTTGAGCCAGCCCGAGGCGATGTCGTCAGCGCCTTGGGATCCGCCGAAGCGAATGTCGAACGAACGCGAGAAGACCTTGCGAAGATCGTCGGCGTAGTCAACGAGAGTACGGACAGCTTCAGTCGCCCCGCCCCCACTGCTACCGCCACCGCCCGCAGCCTGCTCTACGCTCTTGATTCCCGCGGCGAAGTTCTCCATACCGAATGTGGCCGCGACGACAGGGCCACCGCCGGCAAGGCTGTCGATGATGGCCTTGAGCCCAGAGAGTTGCGAAGCTGAAGCGTATCCGCCCTGCACGAGTTCGTTGAATAGTCCCTGCATCCGGTTTGCAGCCTCTGGCGCGCCCAAAGAGCTTGCGTAGATGGAAGAGATGACCGACTGCATTGCGGAGCCGCTGGAGGCGATCTGAGCGCCGTTGTTGGCGAAGTCCGCGCCGAGCGCCTGTGTGTTGGATGCCAGATCGGCTTCAGCGTTGACGACTTTGTAGATGTCGCTGATAAGGCTACTGAGGGTTTCCCCTGTGAATTCTGCGCCGTCCTGGACTTCCCCGAACGCCGAGTCGAGGATCGAGCTAATGGCGTCATCTTGGGCTGCATCTTCCATGCCCGAGGTTAGGGCGTTAGCAACTTCGCGCCCAGCTTGTTCTGCGGCGATCAGCGTTTCGTTGCCGCTAAGGAACGCCTCGGCCGTGGCGATGATGTTGGAGTCCCCGGTCTCTTCTGCCGCAGCGATAACTCCAGCCTTGAAGTTTTCGATATAGGCAGTTCCCGCGCCGACCCCGCCGTTGGCGAGCTGGTTGGAGAACTCTTTGATGTCGAAAGTCTCGAAACCTGTGAGGTCGGTTCCGTTGCCCAGGTCTATTCGGTTGGCCGAGAGTCGGTCTAGCGCTTCGATGTCGGCAAAAATCGACTGGAACGCTTCGTTCGACGCGATGTTGTTGCGGATCCACTCTTTCGTGTTCTCTCCAATTGAGAGGGTTTGCGCGTCGATCGCCCCGGCAGCCGAGTTGGATCCATCGGCAATGTCGTTCTGCGCTTCGCCTGCACCTTTCAGCACATCAATCCAGTCCTGCCCGGTCGCAGCCACGTCAGCGAGTGTCGCGTTGAGCGCTTCTTGCCGCTCGGTGAAGATGCGAACGTTGTCTCCCTTGATGGCTTCGCTCAGTCCGTCGAGCGTCCCGAAGTATTCGGTGGCGCGCTCTTCGGCAGTCTGCATGCCCTTGCCGATGGCAGCGATGGCTTCACCGAGCAAGTAGAGACCGCCCGTGAGTAGCAGTCCAACACCGGTAACCTTGAGTGCCGCGGCGAATGCTGCAGCCCCACCTGCCGCGCCGAAGAGGCTGGCCGTGAGTGCGGACATTCCGCCCCGAGCGAGCATGCTCTGGAGGTAGGCATCACTGAGAGCGGTCTTGAGCGCCAAGAACGATCCGGCAGCGCGAAGCGTGACAGCGCCAAGCAGCAGCATGACCGCCACGAGTCCGCCGATAAGTGTTGCGATGAAGCCGACTGTCTGGCCCACGCCGGTGCCCGCAAACTCGTTGAGTGCGACCAGCACGCGCTGGAGGTAGTCGAGGAACCCGGAGAGGGGGCCGCTGGATGCTTCGCCCACGCTCGCCGCGAAAGCCTGAACCGTCTGAGCCAAAACCTGAAGCTTGCTGGCGTTGGTCTCGGCGATGATGCCGAAGTTTTCGGCAAGGATGTTCGTGTTCTGGTAGCCCAAGGCTGCAAGGTTTAGGTTGGCGGCAACGGCATCCGAGTTTTGCGCGAGCTTCAGCATGGCGTTGACGTCGCGAGTTGCGGTGATGCCCAAGTCGCGGAGCACCGCCTCGGCATCCCTGCCGTTGGAGTCGACCCCTTCAAGGAAGGCCAGGAACGTGGTCGTGAAGTCTGAACCCCAGCCCTCCTGGAACTCGGCCGCTGACTGCCGGGATATGGAGGCGAAGTCGTTGAGCTTTTCGCCACCCTCCGACACTGCAGAGTTGATCTTGGAGAACACTCGAAGGATTGTTCCTCGAGCCGCTTCCGGCGCCACGCCGAGGGATGCGAGCGAGCTGGAGAGGCCGATGATCTCGTCGGCCGTCAGTCCGGCCTGGTTGCCTGTCGCCGCGATCTGTGAGGCGATGCCGATGATCTGGGATTCGGTTGCAACCGAGTTGATGCCGACGTTGAGGATCGACGATGCGAGCTTCTTGTATTGCCCGTCAACACCGTCGACAAGTTCGTCCAGCCGGCCAAACGCTGTGGCACTGGCTTCGACGGATACGTCAGTGGTCGCCGCGAACTGCGCAGTGGTCTCGGTGAACGATGCCACGCTTTGCTCTGCCACGCCCAGCTGTCCGGCGAGCGTGCCTATCTCTGCGAGGCTCGAAAACGCAACGGGGATGCTTGTGCTGATTTTGATGAACTTGTCATAGAGATCGTCGGCCGCATCGCCGGTGACCCCCACGGTACGGCGAACGTCAGCAAACTCCCGCTCATACGCAACGCCCGTGCCAACGATGCCGACGACAAAGGCAGAGGCAGCCGCGCCACCAATGGCCATAGCGTTCGACACGTCATAGACGGCGTAACGCAGTCGGGCTAGGTTCTGCTCTTGATCCTTTGTCGCGCCAGACTCTTTGTGTCGCTCCTGAATCGTGCGCTTCATTTCCGCTAGCTCGGCCTTGCGAGCTGCGGTGGTCTGCTTGGTTTCCGTTTGCAGTAGCCGCTGAGCGTCGGCCGCAGATTTTGTCGCGTCAGCATCGCGCTTTTTGGCTGCCGCACTGGCCGCGTAAGAGTCGTTGTCTGAGCCGGTCTTTATGTACGCGGCAAACTCAGCCTCACTCTTGCTCTGCGTCTTGCTTGTGGCTGCACTGGAGTTCAGGTTGGATTCGGCAGCCTTCTCCGCTTTATTCAGGCGCTCGTAAGCCTGTGCTGCGTCGTACAGTTCCTCCTTGAGGGATGCGGCCTTACGCTCGGCTGCGGTCATCCCGTCAGCGTTGCTCAGCAGTGCGCGCTCGGCAGTTCCGGCCTTGCCGCTAATCTCGTCGAACTGGGTTCCGAGATGCGCCAACAGCGTGACAGTCTGGCTGACGGCCTTGTCCATGTCGGAAGTATCAATGCCGAGTGAGGCAAGATATTCGGAAGAACTACTCACGCTGAGCCTTTCGGCTTATTGCGGGTTGGTTAGCCCGTCCCCATATTCGGCGGGGTCGTACCCGCCTTCAGGGCGATCCAGCTCGAGGTCTACACCTTCTGCTAGATTCTCTGCTTCCTTAATGGCCGCCTCGCGGAACTGCTGGCGCGTGACTCCACCATACTCGATAGGCTTCCCGTCCGCATTGACTGGCACAGCGTAGCGCGACATTCCCTTGGCAGCTTTGTCGCCCTTGTCGGCTTGCTCTTTGTCCCATTTCGCCAAGGCTGCAGCCGCGTAGTCTTCTCGGGCTTCGACGTTGAAATGAATGTCGGGGTCGCCCGAACGTGTCAGCCATAGCGGCAATCCGGTCTCGCCAGACTTCTCGTCCTCATACGTCTGATAGGCACGCAGAAGAAGCCGGTCGAGCCCATCCCATTTGGAGTATGGCTGCCGATTCATTAGAAGAGTTGTTGGGCGAAGACCCCGGATTACCGCCGTCCTGAGCATGTCAAGAATTTCGGCGTTCTCCCCCTTGTGGAGTTCGCCGGCTAGAAACCCGGATCTTCCGTGGCCGCTTCGCCGATCTGGTCGGTTAGCGTGAGCGTCTGGTATGCGTCGTAGAGTCGCTTCCACTGGCTCGGCGGAAGATCGTCCTCCAGCTGCGTCCCGATCGTGTCGCGAGGGTCGATCATGACCGGCTTCTTGCCTTTTTTGACAGGCTTCGACCCGTCCACATATGGGGCAAGGCTGTCTACTTCGCCATCGGAGTTGACGATCTCCACAATGGTCTGACCTAGCAGAAGCATGTCGACATAGTTGGCAGCCTCCGAAGCCTTCTCCGGGGGAACTCCCTGATGGATGTCGCTGTGGAACTTCCGGCGAGCCTTACCGCGCGCAGCCTTGGCAACCTTGCCCGGCCATGCGTGCAGCTTCACCACGAGAGCGCCAGCAAGCATCTCTTCTCTGGCCGCGTCGAGCTCTGGCTCTTTGGCCGTGTAGCTGTCGACCAATCGCTTCTGCTGGTCAGCGCCGCCCACAAGCTTCAGGTTGACCTTGCTGGCCGCGTCGTTCAATACCTGAAGCTCGGTGTTGATCTTGCGATACTTGCCCACAGCGTCGGTATCAGTGAAGAGCGTCAGCTGGGCGTGCCCGAGCTTGATGTTCTTGAGTCGGTTGCTAACGCTGAACGTTCCTCGAGCCTTTTGGACGATCTCTTTCGGATCCATCTCTGCTTCGAGGTCAACCTCGTGTTCGTCATTTTCGTTTACTTTTGCCATGGTGGACTCCTTTAGTCGATTGGTGGGTAACAGGCTCATGGTAGCAGGAAACCCCGGCCGACTATCAAGTCGACCGGGGCCGGATTCCCACCACAGGAAAACTAGGAAACTGTTACAACCACAGGATCCGACTCTACACCACCGGGGAAGGTGGCGGTTACGTTGGCAGTACCAGCGCCAACCGCTTCAATGATTCCGTTGTTGCTCACGATGGCGACATCCTGGTCACTGGATGCCCACGTCGCGCGCGGGGTGATGTTGTTGCCGAGGTACGTCGCGCCGCGAAGCGTGAGCGTTCCTGTGGCCATTGCTGCCGTGAGTCCACCAGTGATCTCAACCTGGGCTGCGGGCGAGGCTGCAACGATTGTCCAAGGCGCAACGTCGCCACGGGGGATCATCGTCTGGATGTAGGCGTAGCCGCCCGTTCCTTCGGTGTCCGGCGTGTAGCCATCGGTCATAGCCTTATAGATGTTGATGTTGTCGCCAGCGGTGCCAGCAATCTTGCGATCGACGAATCCGACGCGGGTGACGATGACAAGCTCGGTTCCCTGAACCTTCACAAGGTTGAACACTTCGCGCAGCACTGAAGAGAGATCCGTGAACTTCGGGAAGAAGAACGGGATCGCTCCGCCGAACTGGAGAAAGCCTCGCAGTGTCGCTGTTGCGTCGTCGTCGAGTGAGCGGTCGTCGATCTGTTCGGATGCTTGCATGCCGAAGTCGAGGCCATCCCAGCGGATTGCCGGAGCGGCCATGATCATTGCGGCCAGCTCGGCCTCGGTCGCATATTCGTAGCTAGCGAGCGCACTTGCTGGGGCGATCCAGATTTGGACTCGCTTGTTGGATAGATCGCGTGTAGGCATTCTTAGCTCCCGAGGGTGTGTAGGGTCAGGACGTTGCCTGAAGGGACGGGGTTTTGCTGCAGCTTGATGTTACCGCGGTCTTCCATCACATCAAGGGGAACGTCGTTGAGCGCGTCGTAGGCGGAGATGATATGGCCGTCAATGAAGGCATCGGTACTCTTCTGGCCGATGCGGTCGATCCAGCCGTAGCGAGTGTCGATTCCGTTGTTCAGCTGGGTGAAGAGGTTGTTGACTCCTGTGTCGGCTTTGTTCTTGTCGCGGAACCCGGTGATCTGGGCATCCACGCTCACGAACGTCGGCTCCGACTCGTTTCCGACAGAGCAAATGGTCAGCTCGGTGTCGGTCTCCGATTCGGAAAGGCCAAGCGTCACATCGTCAAGGATGGCGCACGAAACGTTGCCACCCTGCCCCGCGCCGGTGGCGGTCGTTGTGAGAACCTGACGCCAAGCGTCAAGGATCGCAGCAGTCGGCGACAAGAATGGGGCTGTCGACCCATCCGGGCCGACAATGACCAGTTCATTGTCGAGCTCGTAGAGCGGAACCTGCATGATGGTGCGGTTCGCTCGGAGCTGGCGAGAGATAGTACTCACTTGGAGTCTCCTTCAGTGTCGGAGGTGTCACTGGTTCCAGCGTCCTCAATTGGGTCAGCTTCCGCGTTCGCCTTACCCTTGGAGGGCTTGCCGGCAGGGGCGCTGGGGGTGGGCGAAGAGTTCTTGAACTCCCCGACCTTACCGGGCTTGAACATGCCCGGTTCGTAGGGCTTTGCGTCGTCCTCGACCAATTCAAGATGCTTCGAGAATGAAGCGATCTGGTCAACAGTGAGGCGCTGCAGTTTGCCCGTGACGGTGTGACGTGTGTTGATAGTGGGCGTGCTCATATAGCAGATGTTACATGCTTCAAAGGGAATATGCTCACTATGGCGCGGTGGTGCTGAGGTTGATCGTCGTCACCAGCACGACAGACTCCATAAACCGAGTTGGTCGTCCGCTTGCATCTTTGCTCTCAAAGTTGCCGCCACCACGCGCCGCGATTTCGCTAGCGTTGTCAATTCCCATGTCCCAGCCAATCATCAGCGTCCGCACGGCACCCGCCGTAGCCTCTGCCGCGCTCTTGACCGTCGCCCAGCATTCGATCGTGATTGGCATGATGTGTGGCTGCTGAGCTTCACCCTCAATCGACCGATCCTCGGCCGAAGGGTAGAGCGAACCAAAAGACAGGTAGATGTATGGCTTTATCAGGGCAGTCGTATTGTCGCGGACGAGCTGTAGCTCTTCGGGAAGGTTCCGCAGCACGCGGCCACCGACGAGCGCCTTCAGGTGCGTCTCGATAGCATCTTTTTCTGGGTTTCCGTCAAGGCTCATGGCTTTACGATACCCCCTTGCCGTCGACGATTCTTTGCATGCGTCGACGGAAGTTTTCTCGAGCCATCACCTCAGCCTGTGGCAAGGCACGCGCCGCGGGGATGTTGCCTTCACCGAGATCCTGGTCGCGGAAGTACTCTTCATAGTTTGCGCCCCACCAGCCGAACACACCCCAGACGATTTTGGCCCTGGGGGTTCGGACTTCGCTGCTGACTGACCCCACCATGTTTCCGCTGTCGTGGCGACCCGGGAAAGTGCCGGCCGTGTCGCTGCGCATGGGATCGAAGACCATCGCCTGCCCTCTGGCCCGGGCGAGACCTGTGCGAGTCGTAGCAGCCTCAAGGTTGTCCTGTGTCGCCCGAGCGCCCTCTTCTATGCTGAGCTCAAGTGCTTCGACGGCTTGCTTCTTCATGTCGTCGGCGCGCTCTTTGACTTCGAGGATCAGGGTACGCATGTCCCGGCCGCTCTTCCATTGGGTCTGAGCCACGCTAGCCTCCCGTGATCAGGGTGGCATCGTATATGTGATCCCACGCAAGGCTTGAGTCGATCGCCTCCGCCAAGCCGAAACGCCAGAACGCGGGCACTGACAGGTTGCCGCCGTTGACCACCTGCACGAGAAGACCACCACGCACTGTCCCGGCTGCGGGAGGGGACTCGTTGCGTTTGACTTGAAAGCGGATCCCCAACAGTCCATTAGCTTGCCCGCCGACGTCGATTCGGGAGGGGCTGCGAATGGGCTGGATGATTGCCCCGTTCTCGCCAGAGTCGAACACTATGGCGCTGGTTGCAACGCCTCCCGTGTCGAGCGTGGGGTCATACGTCGTCGAGTCTTCACGCTGCGGGTCGATGATCCGAATGTGTGCATTCATCCACATTTCGAGAGTGGGACGCATGGCTGTGGCGATACCCTGAAGGTCGATCGAGGTGACGCTCGGCCCGAAGGCGAAGACTCCCATCAGATGATCGCAATGGTTGTGTCGATTTCGACCCCGCCATAGCTTAGCGTCTGGAAGAATGCCGGCTGCCCCATTGAGGTTCCCGTGCTGACAAGGTTGAAGTATTCGCTAGAAGCTTTTTCGTCGTCGCCGTTCAGGGACTTTTCGATGTCGTTGATAAGCTCACGCAGCGCACGGCTGATCGCGGCGCCATCGACGGACAGGTCGGCGCTCGACCACTTCTTGTACTGCATCGCCGGGGTCATTGCCACCAGGCGCAGAATGCGAAGCGCTGCGCTCTGCGGGGATCCGGTTACCCGAATGTAAGCCTGGATCTCGGTATCGCCAGCCCATAGGTAAAAGTACTGGTCGGGCGCTCCATCCAGCCCGTGAAGGATTGTCGGCTCGGTGTCGCTGGTCAACAGACGCACAAGTCCGACATCGGTGTCAAAGTTCGGTGGGTAGGTGCCTGAGTTTGCCATAGTCGCATCCTACACGCGAGACACCAGAACCCCAGCAACCTCGCTCGTGGGCGGACGGGTTGCTGGGGTTCAGGCAGAAGGCCGAGCTGGAGAAGCGGGCTATCGGTCTGAGCATAACAGAACGGCCCCACACTTTACGAGTGAGGCCGTTCTGGCGTGCCTTGTGGGCGACTTAGGTGTTGCTGCCGGTCGTGTAACCGATCTGGTTGGCCCAGAGCGTTGAGGCTCCAACAACGTGGCGAACCTTGGACACGATTGCATCGCTGTCGAAGTCACCATCGGCTTCGGGGTTGATCTCCCCGCCACCGTTGGCGCTCTTGGCGTTCGAGTCCTTGATCCAGAACGACGGCTCAGCGTAGCCCTGGAGTCGGTTACGGGTCAGCACGGGGAGCTGTTCGGCGCGAGGAACGGGAACAATGAGCGCTCCAGAACCAATGCCCGACCAGATCGACTTGAGCCAGCTGAAGCCGAGGACTTCAACTTCAGCGCCGTAGTCGACGGTCTCTTCCCAAGAAGCGCCAGCCTCAACACCCGGATTACGGATGATGCGACGGTTGGCGATACCTTGTCGGATCTTCGGTGCGTTGGCCACGGAGGTCAACACGACGAACTTGGAGACCTCGTTCTCCATGCCCTGAACCTGAACGGCCTGCAGCTGCGCGATAGCTTCTGCGAGGCTGAGCGGGTCGAGCAAGTCGGGGTTGCCGGTCAGCGCCGTAGCGTTGGCCATCTCGCCCGTAGTGACGAATCCGCTCGAGTTCACTAGCTGCTTGGCGACACGGATGTCACCCTCGTTTGCGGCATCGCGGCCGAAACGCTCGATCGCATCGCGAATCAGGTTGATCTTGGAACCCTTGGAGTTGACCAGGCTTTCCCAGTCAATTCCGAAAGCTTCACCGACCTTGCTTACGCGGCCTTTCTTGCCAGAAGCCTGCACACCGATTTCGGGGTACGACTCACGACGGCCGATCGACGGAAGACCACCGGGGATGAACGTGTCACCGTTGTTGGTCTCAGGAATGTCGTCCTGATTGAAGCCGTAGATGTTGTACTCTTCATCCCGGTCGATTCCTTCGAGCTCCCAAAGGCGCGTGAACTGGTCGGCGACAACGGGGGTCGAATCGAAGTAGCTACGGAGCGTGCGGACGAGTGCCGGCTGCAGCTGGGTAGCGAGTCCGCCATAGGCGATCGACTCCGAGAACTTGATCTGCGCTGCGCTCTGCTCGCGGCGAGTGGGCGCGGGGCCGTCGACAGTAAGCGACTTGCCTTCCGCCGCTCGCCAAAGCTTTGCGGCCTCGAGCTGTGATTTTGTAGGCATGATTTATGGGCTCCTTATGCCGTTTGGGTCGAGGCGATTGAAAGGGCGGGGACGAGCTGCACCCAAGCGTCATCGCCGGTCGCCAACTTGGGGCGATCGAGGAATCCGATAGGAGGTGACCCCACAGTGGATGCCAGCTTGGGCGCTCCGGCGATGCCGGCAGCCTTGTAGACGGTTGCCCCGTCAGTACCCGTGCCGGACATTCCTTCGAGGCGCACGAGTGCGGCCATGTCGACGGTCGCCCAGAAGTTTCCGTCTTCACGGATCTGGGGGACTTCGGTGATGACGCCGATCTTCGCGCCGACCTGAGTAATCTTGTTGATCGCTGCAGCTGCGCTACCGCCCGGAAGGCTGGCCTCGGTGCTGCCAAGGTTTACTTCCTTGACCCAGATCGAGGCCCACATGCCGCTGTTTTTTACGACACCGTTAGCCATTATTCCGCTCCCATGATTGCGTCGAACTCTTCGTTGATCTTGCCGGAATCGGCACGGTCAGATTCGGTGCCGAGCTTGGCACCACTTCGGTCGCCACTTTCGTAGCCGAAGTCGAACACGTCGCTGGTCGGCTTGGCCGTAGCTGCCTCAACCCGACGATTCACTTCTGCTTCGATGTCAGCCTCGCGCGTGGTCTCAGCTGCGATTGCGCCCTCAAGCGTTTCGCCGCGTTCGACCCGTGCGTAGACTTCGGCGCGTCCAGCCTCGGTCAGCCCCGCCGCAATGACGGCCTCGGAAAGCGATCCGAGAGTGGGCTGTTCGGGGGCGGACTCTGCCGGACGGAGTTCAGCGAGTACGGAAGTTTTTACACTCTCCGCAACTTCGCTGGCAAAAGCTTTACGCTCTGCCTCATCCATGTGTTCCTCCTCATTACTCCGCAGCGGGGTTGCTGGGGAATTCTCTTTGACGGGCTTGACGGTTCCCTTGATAAAGGTCGCCGCCTCCCGAACCGTGAAGCCTTCAAGGGCTACCTTGGCGCTCTCGACGGCACGCGCCACAACCCGACCGTCTGCGCCGGGGGCTTCAACGAAATCTACTGAGTTGTACGGGGATTCCTTGGCTGTAAGGAACCGCTCAACGACGACCGCACCACGCTCGCTGCGCTTTGTGATCATACTCGGCTTGCCCTCGTGGTCAAGGATCAGATCTCCATCGTCGTCGCGCGCGGCCTCAGTCGCCAGCTCACAGCCGGCAGAGATCGACGTTCCGATCACGTCGAAAAACTCTTCGGCGAAAGTGTTGTACTGCTCTGCGACACGAACCTTGGCGTACATGCCATCTTCGCCAGCGTAGGCATCCTCGATCGTCTTGGCCATGATGCGGCGAATGTCGCCGCCAGCTTCACAGATCCCGTCGTGGTTCGCCTTCATGCGCGTGCCCTTGGGGAATGCTTCGGCGAAGTCTCGCTTGATGGCTTCGATTGGGTAGTCGGCGCTGGAGCCTTCGACAACGGTGTCGCCATCTTCCCAGCCCATAAGGCGAACGAGGTAGACGTCGCCCTTGCCTTCGGGCAGTGAGATGACGTTCCCGGCGCGCTCGCTGATCTTCGTACTCATGTCAGTGATGTTACATGCCTTTCAGGGCATATGCGGCGCAACGCCGAGAACTAATTGTCGTTGTCGTCGTCGTGGTCGTCGTCAGAGCCTTTAGATCCGTCGTCTGAGCCTTGACCTGAACCGCTCGTTGCGCCAGAGTTTCCAGCCGTACTGAGGTCTTCAGCGCCACGCTGAGACTTCGGCTTCCAGCCCGCGGGGATCTTGCCGGGGTCGCTGATGTTCATGACCCGCGAAACCTCGCGCTGCATGATCTCTGCCCCGAATACCTCCATGCCGTCGACGAGCGTCCACGCCTGCATGAGGCGCTGCAACGTGTCCTCTTTGAGCTCGTACCATGTGGTGACGAGTTTCTTCTCAAGACCCAAGTAGCGGAAGATGCGGACGAAATCATCCTCCCACTCTGAGCGACGGACGGCTGCCGTGGCCTTGGCGATGGGGTCGAGCGTCTGGGCTGCAGCACTAGATCCCGTTGCGGCTGCCGGGTTCGACAGGAGCGCCAGAAGCGACACTCCCAGTCCGGCCGCGATTGCACCGGCAAGACCGTTGCCGGAGTCGAAGTCGTAGCCTTTACCGGCTGTCGCCAGCGGCGTGAGCGCGTTTCCCGAACCTTCGACGAACGTGGAGCCAGCCTGCCCCGGCTTGTTGATCGTGTGGGAGGCGTTCTGCCCACCCTTGGCGTTGTTGACCGTGATCTTGTAGGCGAGCTTCGCCAGCGACCGGCTCATGACGTAACCGTTGGTCAGGAACTCTTTGTAGAGGCGAGACCAGGCGACGATGCAGAGTGCGTCAGGCACGCCGAACGCCCAGCCGATCTGCCGATTGAACGCGACGTCGATCATCGTGTAGCCAACCTCGGCAATCTCCAGCTGCCCGCCACGCACCCGGATGCTGCCCTTGCGCTCGCCAACCGGAACCGCGTCGGTGTAATACCAGCGGGTACGCATCTCTTGGTTCTTGTTCGGGTTTTGGGGGTCAGGGTTCCACTGGCGACGGTAGGCGAAAATCTCTTCCGAGTTGTTCGGGTTGTGCAGCGCTCCGACAATCTCCTGCAGCTGGATGCGCTGAATCTTCTTGTCGATGTCGCGGCCGAGGAAGAACAGGTTGCCGTCAGAGAATGCGCCACGCTCCAGCTCGCCATGCGCGCGGTTGCCGAAAATGTAACGCTGCGCCCAGGGGGTCTCCATGATGTCTTGCACTTTGGCCGGCAACTGCTTATTGGAGCGATCCCCGGTGCGGTTCTGGCAGGAGAACTCCACACCACCAGCCCAGGATGCGGCTGTGCGGATTCGGGCGCCGTTGGCGATGAACGGGTTGCCGACGACCAGCTCGCGGATCTGGCGGGACGCTTCTTTGATCTGGCGTAGCGTCAGCCCGCCATCCTCTTCGTACTCAAAGATGCTTGTCCAGCCCCGGGCATCCAGCATCATGTCGATACCGGCAAGAGCTTCGTGCATGTTCTGGGGGCCGTCGGCCGCGTCGATCTGTAGGTTCTCGTGCTTGTCGCGCATCATCGCGAAAGCGCCCTCGATGTTCTCGATGTAACCCTCGAGCTCAATCTGTCGCGGACTTGGCCCTACGATCTTGTCAATGAACCGGGTTTTAGTTTCGCTGGAAGATGCCATGCCGCGATTCTAGGCTATTGAGCGTTTTTTCTCGCTTTTCGGCAATAAAACACGCAAAACTAGATGGGGAACCCCGCCATGCTCTCAAACTCGTCGTAAGGATCCTCCAGCGCAATGTCGCCTTCGCGGCCAGCAAGAGGGTCTTCGGCGATCACCTGGGCGTTGACCGCGTAGGCAAAAATTACAGCGTCGAGGTCGTCAGGGGATTTCACCCCACGCTTGCGCATGTCCTTTTTGGACTCAATCAGGATGGCGCCCTTGTTGTTGAATCCGTAGATGATCGACTCCAGCTGCTCCTTCAGAAGCCGGCCGATCTCGTTGCCCTTGTCATCTTCATCGTAGAAGTCGAGGTCGACCTCGCCCTTCTTCATGCCTTCACGCAGCATGTCGTACCAGTACGCTCGAGCGTTCGCCCACTGTGACGGGTCTGGACTCTTCTCGGAGGCTTTCGCTCCGACCAGAGTGTAGTAGCGGTCGACACGCGCGGCCAGCACGTTGTAGGGGCCAGCGCCGACACCGATACGGTCGATGACGACGACACTAGCGTCGGTGGCGACAGCTTGCTCATGGATCTGGCCGACCGACTCGTTTCCTTCGTTCCATGTGCGGCGGTGGCGAACGCGGCCGTTGACATTCAGGTACGCCTTCGAGTCGTCAGGGCCACCATCAGCGAGGTCAACGCCGAGCGTGCGTGCGCCCAGTTCGTCCTCTTCGATCTCGGCTTCGTCCGCCTTGTTGATGACGCTCTGCGGGAAGAACGACCAGTCGTCGCCGTCAGGGAACTGGCCAAGCACCTTCGACAGGTAACGCGCCGACTCTTTGCCCCAGGCTCGCTCTTTCTGCTCCACCCATGCGCGGTCGATCATTCCCGAGCTCAGCATGGCCTCTTGCATCTTCGGGTCGTTCGGATAGACAGTCTCGCCCGTGAAAGTGGGCAGGTCGAACGCCGATATGGTGTTCGTCGACCAGTCCTGAGAGATGCGGGGATCCTCAAAGATCTTCTGGAAGTAGGTGCCGGTGGAGTCGGGGTTTCCGATCGTCAGAATCTTGTTGTCGGCAGCACCTGTCGTTACCGCTTCGGCCGCGACGAACAGGTCAGCCGGCACCGAGCCACCTTCATCCAGCAGCACCCACGTCTTCGACGCCTTACCTTCGCCGTCGTCGCCAATAGCTCGAATACCCTGGAACGAACCGATAATGTCTTGGTCGGAAGGTTTCTGGCCCAGCACGAGGCTCTTGGCGCGGCTGCGGCTGTCTTCCTGATACGTCCACATGGATGATGTGAGCCGACCGATAGGCGCATACTTGCGTGCCTTCATTCGGCTGTAGTTGGCCGCGAGGTAGGCGAACGTCGTCTGCTCAATCTGGCGCATGGTCGGCGCGGAACAGATTGCCAGCAACTCGCCGGGTTCGTGTACGGATACGCCCCACGTTATGAGCTCACCAACCTGTCGAGACTTGCCGGCACCGTTGGAAGACTTGATCGCGATGCGTCGGTTGTTGAGGAACGCGTCACCGATCTCGCGCTGCTTGGCGTGCCAGCGGTAGCCGAGGACATCCCAGAGCCAAGCTTCGGGATCGCTCAGATAGATGGCCTTCTGGCTTTTGGCGCGGATCTCGGCGAGTACATCGTTCTCGAGTCCCCCCAGCCAAGAGTTGCCGGCATTAGTCATGGCTGGTTTTTTCGTCGAGCGCTTGGAAAACTTTGGGCATGATCTCTTCGAGTATCTGCATGCCGAGGGCGTTAGGGATGTCGTACCCTTGCTTTTTGAGTTCGTCCATCATGCCGCCAAACATGACCTCGATCGCGCTGATCATGATTTTCGCATGAGCTTGGCGGATCAAGACAGTCTCTTGGCTAATGTCGGTACGCATCGACGTAATCAACGCGCTCCACTCTTTCAGGAGGCGGATCATCGCGTTGTAGTAGCCGGCGCTGGTCGGGACGGAGATGACGTCGCCGTCTTTGGTAACCACTTCATCGCCGTCGTTGATCTGCTCAAAAAGCTTGTCGCGCAAAGCCACAAAATCTCGCAGGATCAGAGCTTTCTGATCTGACTGCGAGAGGATGTCTTGACTCTTCAATATCTCACGAATGCGCTGTACGCAACGCATCGGGGTCATGCTGGAGATGCCAAGCTCTTTGGCGATTTCCTCGCCGGAGATGTGACCGCCAGCAGCGGCAACGATTTTGAGTAGCTGGTCGTCGAGACCGCTCAACTCTCCATCGCTGCCGACTGCGGCGTAGATCGAAACTTCACTAAGTGGTGATGGTGCCATGTTCGGCAGTATAGCCCAGCGCTAGATCTTCGTTGCTGGCTTGGCCTTCGGCTTCGGGTCGAGCTCGGCAACTCTCGAGATGCTATGGATCATCCAACGGTTGAACATTCCATCGTATCGAGCTGTGACCACGATTTCGTCGTCACCGTCCCCAGCGACACTGGAGAGCATTTGATCAAGCCGATGCTCCTTGGCTCGGCCAATCTCGATGTCCTCCCGCAGTTCGGCCAGATCGCTCTTGAGCCGAGCAACCTCTCTGGACTTCTCCAGAAGGAGATCAGAGAACATATCTGCCTCGTTTCCCCGCGCCGAAATCGTGGCAGTTAGCCAGTCGACCGCTGCGAATACTGGCTCTCGATCATCCTCGCCAGGGCTGTAGATCCTTCCGAACTTGACGAGCTCGTCTTTCACCTTCAGCCACTCCGGGCTTCTCCTGTCGAGCATCACGCCCCCGTAACGTCGAGTACGGTGACCTCGACCATGAAGGCGCGAGTGCCGTCGCGCACGATCAGCTGGCCGTCAACCTTCTGCACGAGACCTTCCGCCTGCATCTCGTTTCGGATCCACAGCTGCATCGCTTGTTCCGCCGCTTGCTGCGCCGGGTCAACCTTTTTCTTCTTGCCGAATGCCATCGACCTGTCCTTTCGTATGCAGCGTGAGCCGTTCGATGGCTACGCCACGTTTATGGATTCCGGTCAGGCCGGATCTTAGATTTGCGTAGGTGAACGTCTTTCCCAGCTCTACCGTTTTCCGGGTCTTGAGGCCGGGGCCAGCCAGCCCCTGGCCTATGTGGATGATGATCCAGTGAACCTTTTTCGGGCCGGGATCATCGAGCCAAACGTGGTCGCCAACCTTGAGCTCGCTCATGAAAACTCGTCAATCGCTACGGAGGCCACGGCGAACGCCACGGCCACTAGCGGCAGGAACGATACCGCCCAAGGCAGCCACGCCCACTTTCGCCCAGCACCCAAAAACCCCCACGAGAGAAGGCACGCCGAAAGGGCGAGAAAAGCGACCAGCATTAGAGCTTGGGCGATCATTCTTCGAACCGGGCTGCGTTGAACGCCAACAGCATCGCCTCTTTGATCACCTCGGCGTTGTCGAGGACTTCTTGGATCTTCGCCCGCGGGGTTGCGTGTTCCTGAATCTCGACTTCGCCATCTTCGATCTTGCCGAGAAGGTCGTTGCTGTAATAAACCAGGCCGGAGCGCTTGCTGGCGTCGCTATAGATCGCCATGTCGATGGAGCTGACATACGCCTCGTGGCCCACACTTTCTGGGGCCTTCATTACCTGAAACATGCCGCTGATCAGGTCGGTACTGACGTTCACCACCCGGAAGAACCGGCCCATATCGACGGCCTCGCTGCTGGGCATCAGAAACCCTCGTTGTCTTCAACCTTGGCAGCAACGCGAGTGCCAGGGCCGCTACGAACCTGCCGTGTGGCTACGGCCGGCGCGGGGGTTTCCTCTTCAGGCTTGGCTTCGCGCTGTGCTTGCATGCGTGCAGCGTATTCCTCAAAGCTCTCTTCCGGCTTGCTCGCCTTCGGGTCGACCTCTAATGCCGCGGGAACATCGTCGAGGACATCCCCTTCGGTCATCGGCTCAACTTCGTCGCTGTCACCTTCTGGCTCGTCGATCGCGGGCGCAGCCTCAGGCTCAGCCTCTGGAGCGTCAGCGGTCAGCACAGCCTCAAGCTCGGTGCCCACCTCGAGCGCTGGCTCTTGAGCCTTCTTGGCGCGAGGCTTGCGGGTGACCGGCGCTGGCGCTTCGTTGGGGTCGGCCAGGATTGCGGCATCGCTCTGGTTGGCGATAGCGGATACGGCCTTCTTACTGAACTGCTGCAGGCTCTTCAGCGCGTTCACCAGTTCGGGGGCGCTCGCAGCCGCGCCGAACTTCTCGAACGACTCCGCGAGTATCGCGATCAGCTCGCCAATCTCTTCAATCCGGCGCTGGCGCTCTGCTTCGGCCTCGCTGAGCTCAGGCTTGGCTTCGATGCGAAAACTGTCAAACAACGCCTTCGCATCGCGCTTGGTGGGAGCCTTCTTCGTTTCGGTTGTGGTGGTATCGCTCATGATTACTCCTTCAGGTGGGGCGCCGTTGTTGGCGCATGATGATTGTGGCAGGTTGCCGCGGGGATTACTAATGCCTTTTGCGGCATATGTCGGGGTTAGCGAAACTCGGTGACGGTGATGATTGCTTCCCACGAGTGTTTGCGGTTGGCGTGCCCAAGAATGAACACGCAGCCACCAATCCCGCACAGCCCTTCCGGCACTGGCGGGGCTTCCAGCTTGTCACTCACGGGTTCACCTTTCCACACTTGTTGCAGAACGCGCTCAGCGAGTACTTGTTGCAGACGCTCGTGTGGATGTTCAGCCGGCACAGGAACGGCTTGCTGCGCCGCTCGTGCTCGGCGTCAACCTCTCGCAGGATCCTTTCCGCCTGAGTATTTCGCGAGCGAACGTAGCCGGACGCTTCCAACTGGTTCTCGAATAAAAACTTCTGCCAGTCATCCATCTCGTCGATGATGCCCACCTCATGAGCCCACTCGAAAATCACCTCAACCTCCGAGGCAGCGCTCGGCTTCGGCGCAAGCAGCGGCTTCGGCATTGTGGGCGCATGACCGAGCGGCATTTTAGGCACGCCAGCCGGTGAAGGGCATCCTGCCAAAACTTGAGCTCGCAGCACTTTGCCGTTGGCTTTGCGGGCGATGGTCGTCTTGCCGGCTTTCCGCGCCGATCGCACAACCACTCCACCAGGCGGGCTGACCGACATGGAGGCGAAGTCAGCAATGCCCGAATAGGGTCGACGAGGCTGCATGTTGTCAGGCAGGGCAAAGATGGTTTCGTTGGCCGTTGGGGTTCCCTGCTGCGGCGCCCGAGCTTGGTCGTCTTCGATCGTGTACTTCTTCGGCTCGTTCATTGCTTTTTCTCCAGTCTCTGTATCCGGCATCAGATAACCCACTTGCCGCAGGAGCATTCAAACATTCCCCCATCATCAGCAACCATGCGATGACCGGACGCCTCGTGTGCTTCCCGGCTGTTGCTGTCATCTTCGTGGCCGCTCATCGTTTACTCACAATCTCGCTAATAGTGTTGGGGCGCAGCACAGCGCGCAGCATGCTCATGTCGTCGTGGGGTAGGTCGGGGCGCATAAACACTTCCAGCACCAACTTCACGCCTTCCTCCTGGTCGCGCGCGCCAAGCATCAGCCGGCGCCGAATATAGGTCTGGGTCTTTATGGCGGCATTATCGCAAAAACCGGGCACGCCACCCTGGCCCCGTACTGGCAGCTCAATGCGGTCAACGTTGCGTTCGATCAGCATGTAGTCGCCATCACGGCTGCCGCCAACCAGTAGCCGGCGCTGGCCGCTCACGACCGGGCCTCCATCGTCACGTTCAGCGATGACGGCCTGCCGAGCTCTTTCCATTCGTCCAACGACAGCTTCGCCAGCGTTGCGGTATAGCCCATGTTGACTGATGCCCACTGGAACGTTGCCGAACGTTCGTCCAACTGAATCAAATCCATGACATAGCCACGGCTCAGTGGTTTCGGCTCGGTGATCTCGGGGATGGTATCTTCTTCTTCTTCTGTGGTGTTTTTGTCCATGCCTGATTATCTACAGGGCGCAGCCCTCGCGTCAAATACCAATTCGGGCATATATCGGAAAACAGAAACCCCCGCACCTTTCACCTTGCGGTTACTCGAGTACGGGGGAGACCGTGTGTTTGCGTTGTGTTCGCGATATTTAGTTGTCCGCCCGTTACATGACCTTCGAGAAGATGTGGGATGGGGCGGTGCGAGATCTCATTCCTCGGCGACTCCGAGATCTCGCAGCGGGCGTGGGGTGAAAGCCAAAACCCTGCCGAGGCGCTGAAATGACTCTACGGCCAGGGGGTCGTCCTGTCAATGACGAAAGACCCCAGGCTTCCGAATTTCACGGGCTATTGCTGAGGTCTTTCGCGATCCGTTTTCGTTATTTGCTGCTCCGGCATTTCAATACACCCACGGGATCGGGGCAATGACGGCGGCTCTGGCTTAGCTCCCACCCCATCGGCCAGTTTAGAGATTCAACGGCTACAGGTTTTTGAAGTCTGATATTCGTTGGTGGGATCTCTGAATCATTCGAGCATAGGGCTACTCGTCGCCGTCGTCAACCGCTTCCTCGAAAGTGATCGAAACATCCTTGCCGAGCATGTCCTCAAACCACTGGGCAGCGCCCGTGCTGGTGGATACGTTCATGTCCAACTTGCCGCTCGGGGTGAACTGCGCCCAGTCCGTGTTGTCGTCGGTCTTTCGGGTGACTGGTAGCAACTCGACGGACGTGTGCCCGAAGTTGGCGCTCTTGGTGATCTTGTTGACGTAGAACTTCGCTTTGACTTGCATGATTCTCCTTGGAATAAATGAATGGTGGAGATCTGCGAACCGGGAGTGCTCCGCGTCCGAATCCCTGACAGTGTATCGGGTTCGTCGAGGTTCTCTTCATTTTTGTGGAAAATTTTTTGGAAAGGGGAGGGGATTGGCGAGGTATTCATTTTGGTGTGGAAATTATCTGTGGGTACTAGATAGGGAGGCCGGCCGGAAATGCTGAGATAATGTCGATTCTTTCAGCCGGCAGCCCAGGCATGAGTGATCCTCACCTAGCGCGCTCGCGAGCCTGCCCCCCCATGCGCCCTATCCATTGCCTGATGCGTGTCCCCCAAAGTGGGGGTAATTAATGTTAGAGATTATCCCCCATTGAGTACGAATATGTGTAGACTGATGTCATGACCAATTCAGCTACTGCCCACCTTGCCCCCCGCGTGTCCGCGCGCGCCCCCCGCGCGCGTGTCGCCCGTCGCGTGACCGTCGCCACCTCATGGGAGCGCACAGCCTATGGCGACCTAGTCGCGCGCGGCACCGTGCGTCATGACGGCGTGCGTGTGTCCTCCCCCATCCTGAGTGTCGTTGTCGATACGCGCACGGGCACAATGTTCCCCTGCAATTTCTAAGCCACCCACCACAGAAGAGAGTCACCATGTCTAACGCTCGCATGACACGCACCACAGACAACACGCGCACGGCACAAGCCAAACGCGACACGCTCGCACGGCGTGAAGCTCGCGCCCTCAAGGGTGGCGCATACGCCCCCCGCCCGTTCAATGCGGAACAACTCTCAGAAGAGATGAGCGCAAACTAATGCTGACACATGACAACTGCGAAGGCGCTACTCAGGTACGCGCTCGACTGGTAACGCACCCTAACGGGGGTACGCGCGTACTCGTTACCTGCAATGGGCGCAGCAAGCGCATGCCGTTCGATCATGGGGCGCGTGACCAGCACACTGATGCGATAGCGAAGGCTACGGGCATAGCTGAGTCCCGCCTAGTGGAGACATCACGCACATTGGATGGCCGCGCCTACCATGTTGAGCCGTACGTGAGTGAGGAGTACAGCGGGGGCGTTGATGCCTACGAACTGGAGACATGCCGAGCGACACCCCGTGAGGCCGCGCGCCGAGTGTTCGCCATGCGTGAGGATCAAGACGCTGATCAGCTGATGCGCGAATACGACAAACTGACCAGCGAGGGCGCATCGTTTGACGAGCACCGTGACGCGTTTCTGTCCATCCTTGCTGACATCTCGGAATAGCTAGCTGACTAGGCGTAACGGTACTAAACCCCCGTTGCGCTTATGGCAACTATCTGCCCCACCACTAACAACACTGGAGTACAAAATGTCTAACCCAACTATTCGCGAATCCGGCAATGTCGATGTCTGCGAGGATTGCATGTTCCTCTCAGTCAATGGGGAGCGCCCCACGGAAGAATTACCCAACTGGGCACCGTTCAGCGGCGCGAACTGGGCAGACAACACTCCACAGCTCCAGCCATCGCCCAACTTCGGCGTTGACGACGACGACACTGAGTACGGCATGACAGAGTTTTCTGCTACCCCGTGCGAATCATGCGGGGCAACTCTGGCCGGTAAGCGGTTCGATTTCATGACATGGGAGACTGTGCGCCCCGCGCTAACCATCACGACTAACGGTCACCAACGCGAACTAATCGCGTTTGCGGATCTCACAGAGTTAGAGCGTGAACAATTCGACTACATGCGCGCCGACACCTACGAATCGCACACGCCCCGGTTTTTCCGTTACCGCGCATGGACTTATGACGCTCAAGAGTTCACGCGGATTACCCCGCGCTGTGAATCAACCTATGGCGACGTGCACCCCGTAGACAGTGGCTCACCGCTCCTCCAGTGGGATGGCGCACAGCCTGACACCTATTTCTCAGGTGTCCTAATTCGCTGGGGTCACGACTGGAGCGGCGAACCTGATTACGATTCTGTCATCGTGGGGAGCTGGAGCGAATAATGCCTACTGTCGAGACAATTACCCCCGCCGACACCCCGTTCAACCGCTCACTAGCTGTCGGACACTCACAACGCCACGGTCATGGCATGCGCGCGGTTCAGTGGCGCGTAGTCGAAAACAACGGTGATGTCACCCCGTACGCCTACGCCCGTACATGTTGCGGCGAGCGCGTGCCCACACTGGAGGATCTCGGCTTAGGCCGCGCGCCCACAGAGCGGGATATTCGCCACGCCATAGCGCTCAGTGTCTCCCAGATATGCGCAGACATAAGCGGGGGCATCGTTCCGCGCAGCTGTGCGTCATTCTCGGAACTACACGATTACGTTGATGCCAACATGTACGGCGGACTGTGCGACGACTCCAGCGGCATCGACTGGAGCAATACCGACGCGGCAAACATTGTTCAGGATGTCGTAAACAACTGGCTGAAGGTGACACTGTGAGCGGCCGACACTCCACACACGCCCCGCTAATCGCCGACAACGACTATGCGGACATCACACGCCACGAACGGGCAGACAGTCAGGCACGCGCTAACGTGGCCGCGCTCCCGTACATGCCACCCGCTAGCTATGTCGCCATGGAGTCCGCCACAGGCCGCGCGCAACGTATCGCCATCATTCGGAAAGCTGGCCGCGCTCGACTCCATAAGCTCCTATGGTCACTAGCGCTCATAGCGTCATCTGCGCTAGGCATCGTAGGTCTCGCACTCACAGACAATATCCCCGGCTTAGGGTAGTCCGCCCGGACTGGAGATCTCAGGGTCTCCAGCCTGGATTAGCTCCCCGAAAATTGAGCTCACAGCGCCCCGCCTGGGCTTAGACCGATCGCGCCATAATCGGCCGGCTGCCCATAGTTATCCACAGGCAACCCCCGTGAAGTGTTGTAAACCTATACAACGCGAATTTGAGGACACGTCTTCAAATCTCTCTGTCACAAACGTATATGTGAATATACATAGACAACGTATATACAGTAATACAGTTTGTAGTGTGTTCATTGTAAGAAGGAGTTAAAGTCATCAACGTTTATAACCCTACTTAACAGTGACACAAACACCCTCAACTGCTGCATCGCAATATACATGTCGCATTTCACCACCAAACCATGCGAAAACGTAATGCACAACCTGTAGCAAATACGACACGATCAAAACAACGTATAAACTGTATATACACAAAACCACAAACTGTGGTATCGTGATATACACATTAGAAGCTGAGATCTACCGGATCCGGTTACCGCCACACACCACAAGAAAACGGGAGTTATCCACATGTCAGATGTCACCACAGTCGCCGCTGAAGATACCCGCGCGGCACGCCATGAGGCGATCCGCACACAAGAGTTTGGGAGCGTGTTTGCCGTCACCTCGGAACGGGGAACCGTACTCACCGGGTGGACATGGTTGGTGGGTGCGCCCGAAACGGTTGATCCTGACATGCACGCCACAGCTGCGAACCCGATCGCCCACACCAACACGAACGGTGAAGGATTCTGGCAGTTGCCTATGACCGGGTTTTCGGGACAGTGTGCGGGGGTGAACAACGACAGCGTGTGGATGCATGACAGCGAACACATGTCGGAGGCGATGCTAGATAAGGTGATTGCCACGCCTGGGCTGTGGGCGTTCGTGCCCGGAACCTACGAATGCGAATATGGGGATGAACACCCGGACACGCATCACGAATGCGAGCCGTTGCTGGAAGGCTGGACATTGGTGTTTATGAGCTACAGCAACTATGCAAAGAATTTCACCACCACAGAGATTGGAAACTGACCATGGCAACCAACATGAACGACATTCGCGAATACCCCACAGAAGACGACAACGGCAAAACCATCACCGGCAAGATTCGGGGCGCTGTACGCCAGCACAACACCCCCAGCGGTAACCCGCAATGGCTTGTGGGTGTCGCATACCGTAACGGCTCACACCTGACCACAGCCAGCTTTTATGTTGGTGGTGATAGCGCTGTGGGGTATGACATCGAAAATTACATCAACGATGGCGGCGACAAGGGTGCAGATGTTGTGGTTTCCATCACCGGCGGCAAGATAACCAAAATTGAGAAAGTGGGGGCGTAACTGTGGCGATCGAAACTATTGTTGAGGCCAAAATTGTGGCCACCCAAAAACTGGACAACTCCCCCGGTACAGGAAACCCTGCATACCTGGTTTCGCTGGAGCTGCCCAGCGGGCAGGTCATGTCGAAGAGGACGTGGCCTAACGCGTCTGTGGCTTATGGGATTGATAACGCGGACATGAAAAACGTTCCGCTGATGGTAACCATCGAAAATGACCTAATCACCTACGCGCAGAAAGCGAGCAACTAATCATGGGTTACACCACAAACGGATCACATGCCGGAAACGTTGTTGCTGAGACCGTACCCGCGCACACTGTCGACGACAACCTGAGCGAGGGCACGCCAGAAGGTGACAGGTGGGTGCTGATGCTGGAGGATGCCGGCAATCAGCTGCGTTACACACTCGACGGCGATGTGGAGGATTGGGAGAATTTCGCCAACGGGATCCTCGACGAGGTTGGCAACCATAATGCCATGATCGAAAACATGAGAATTCACGCCTGGGCGGTAAAACGTGATGCTGACAAAACGCCCGCGCTCGCGTTGCTGGAGGATATCCGCGACAGTGACAAGAGTGTGCGCTTGATTGTTGCCCAGGATTGGGCTGATCAGTTGGCAGCCATGAAACCCGAGGTTGCCACAGCACGCGGTTTTGGTGTTTTCCGCACACAAGCGCAAGTGTATTTTGCCGTCCACACGCTAGGCCGCTATGCGCGGATCTCACGCTCTAACGGCGTGCCCAACAACATGAATAGTGAGCAGCAGATTCTTCGCGAACTGCGCCGCAATTGCGCCAACACTTATTCGACCGTGAAAATCGCGCGCCTATGGGCCGACCGCCTGAAAAGCTGCAATGGCGCTGAAGCTCGCAACACAGGTTTTCTCTGCGTCAACACACAAGCGGACGTAATGCGCGTTCGCCACACACTCACCCGTTTCGCCAACATCTTTGGGGTAAAAAAATGACTCGCTACAGCATCACAGTCACCGAGGAACAACTCACCGACATCATGGAGTTGTTCAGCATCACCAAGCCAGAGCTGAAAGCTCGCAAAATGCCTGAGCCTAAAACGGTCGGCACGCCAGCCGGTCACACGCCCCCGCATGATGCGCTGGCCGTCAACTACGGCAGCACCAGCGCAGAATTGGATGCGTGGATGGATGCGCGCCATGACAAGAATTACAAAAGCACCTACCGGCCTGTGCCCGTGTTCAGGTTTGTGCGCAAAACAACACCCATGCCCAAGTGGGCCAAGCGCATGCTGGCCAGCTACTAGAGATTAGGGGAAACACAATGCCACAGGTACAGCAGAAAATTGGGAACGACTACAAGACGGTTCAGATACCGTTTACGATGACGCTGGCAATTGACGAGCTGGTGATGCTGTCAGCAGCAAACGAAGGTACAGATTTCCGAATCCTGGAGCCGGTATCCGAGTTGGCAGAATTGCACTTGGATGCGCCCGTGCGTTACAACGCCCACGCCGAAACATTTTTTGTACTGTGCAGCTGCGGGGCCGTGTTCCTGGGCGACAGCAACGATGACGCGTCATCCTCACAGCTGGAGCATGTTGAGAATGTCATGCCGGCTAGCGATGACGAAGAATACGAGGCTCTGCCGGCTGTACGCCAGCGATCGGCGCGACGTGCTGCGCAAGACGTGGGTGTAACGTTTCCCGAAAAAGAGCCGGGAGACCTGGAGAGCTCAGTGATTGTTGCCATGGTGGACATGTTGCACCTTCTGGAGTTTGTAGCCCACGGTAGCGAAAACTCAGCAGACAAGATCCTTGCCGAAACTTTAGACATTTTCATCACAGAGAAGGAGTCAAAATAATGACCGAGATTTCGATTACCCTGCCCAACGACGACACCATCGAATTTGAGGTGGAAGAGGACTACATCACCCGCGGGAATGATTCTGATTTCACGCATGACGATGCGATCCTTGACTACGCACAAGCTCACTCTTTGGTGGCCAACTGGAGACGATCGTTTCGACAGGCGCACAAAGAGGAAGGTGGAAGCGGTCAGTGCATCACTCGCGAGGTTGGTAATGGCAGCGAAGAAAACAACATTTTTGTCATCGTCACACGCGCCCCCGAAACGGGTTTGTTGGCGGAGTCCTGGTCTGTAGGTTTGAGTGACGATGACGACGAGTATCGTCTGAGCAATTTTCCTATGAAGTTTGAGTGGAAAATTGTGGGGCCGACCCACGAGGAGGCTATGCAGGAATTCCACTATGACAACTCGAACAACCAACTGTTTGCTGCATCGCTCAAAATCATCACAGCCGACCTGAACACGGTCAACTGCCTCACCTTTGAGGGTCGCATCCAGCCTCAAGCGCAGACACACATCGCGTTCCTCAAAGAGTTCGACATCGAAATCCCTGAAGGCTATGCGACATGGCTTTACACCGAGCTACGCCGCGCAGCAACCGAAGCAATCCAGATTGAGGCCAACAAGTGAGTACCCGCCGAGCCAACATGAACAGCATCCAGAAAGCTTCTGTCACCAACATCACCGAAGCTCGCGACAACTACAAGAACGGCAAAGAGTCCATTGAGAAGCGTGTCCGCGCGGCATTGCGTGAAGAGTTGGATGCCGTAGAGCTTGAGCTTGCGATTGCGGTTCGACGCGCTCGACAGTTGGGCGTGCCTGTTGCCGTCATCGCCAACGACGGGCTGGGTGTACTCGATCGCGGAACTGTTTACCGCTGGCTGAAGCGCACCGAAGACATGCATGTTGCGTCGATCAACAACCCTGAAGCGTTCAACGCTTTCGCCTGGGGTAACGACGAACACACTGAAATCAACGTGCGTTTTGTCGGTTTCCCGACAACGGTCACGGCCGAGGATTACCCCAAAATTCTTGAGGGTACAGTCAACTTCGATGTCAGCGACGACGGCAGCCGACTGTTCAGCATCACCGAGGATCCGATGACCGAGATGACTCCCGAGGGCGAGCTGCCGGGATGGTTGACCTACGAAGTTGAAGAGGTCTCCGAGCTGGCGCCGAAATCGTTGGTGTCCATGCTGAACGAGTGGATTGAGGCGCAGTCGTGAGCAACAAGCCTGAGATCGAACCGGCGACACCTATTCAGTTGGGCGTGATAATCCTGAAGTGCGCGGCCATCTATGCTGGCATCATCACAGTGTTTTTGCACATTGTGGGTTGGCTGTGATTGACATGGGGATCATCGAGCCACAGGCAACGTTGGGGCCGACCAGAAGTGTCAGCGGGACGACCTTGGGCCGAGCAACAACAACCGAAGAGCAACGCTCCGAAGTGATCGCCCACATGGAGAGGTTCGCCACCAAAGAGGGCGCGATCGGCCTTCGAGCTCAGATCTCGTGGGCGCGGGGTGAGGACACCATTCTCGAGATTTCTTACACGCTAGAACATATCGACGGCAAGCCGGTTCGGATCACCGACAAGGTTTCCGAGCAGATGCTGACAGGTAGCGAAATCCCCCTGAACGAGGAGGCACGCCTCCGCCGGCTGAAGTCCGAGATTTCAGAAATGCATGAAGAAGGTTCGATCTAAACGTAGATCGCCGGCTATAAATAGTGTATATTCGTACACACACACCACAAGGATTTAGGAGGCCAGACATGGCTAAGATCACCACGGAAACCCAGTACCGAAACATGCAGGTTGGCGACATCATGCCTGACGGCAGCGTCGTCGTGCGGATCTCCCGCAGCATGCCCGGAGATCGAGAACATTCGACCACTCGCATCATGCTACTGAAAAACAAGCGCGAGATCACCTATGGCGCTGAACGCTCCAGCGAGACCTACGGGCAGGCTGTCGAGCGCGCCGAGGCGATGCACCGGCTGGAGGATCACTCGTGATCCACAGGTTCAAGCAGCCAACGATCGGCAAAGTTGCCGACATCATGATTGGGCTGGCAGCACTAACCATCGGCGCTATTCTGGCGCTCCTGTTTATTGCAAGCGGGTTAGGCCAACAAGACGTAGCACCGGCGCCACCAATAGAGATTGGAGTTGAGTCAGCGTGAAGGATTTTAAGGAAAAAGCAGAAGAGCTCGCAGAGATGGGCTCGGTCAACAAGGCAGACGGATCGTACTGGTTTGATAGCAAAGCAGACATGCTGGCCGCCGCTCAGGTCTACGCAACATTGGCGCTCGCCGAGCAGCAGAGAATTGCGAACCTGATCACGATCGGAACCATGAGCCTGATTGACCCTGACCAAAATATTCACCCCATGGAGTTCGCCGCTTGGCGCGCGCTGGGGTTACCTGTCACTGGAGAGTTTCGCCCCGAGATCGCGAAAGCGCTGGGGGTCTCCTGATGGCTAAGCTCACCGAAGAATACGAACATCTGGCCGAGACTCACCCCGACTGCAAGCCGGGGAATCAGGAGCTCCACAATTGCTCCTGCCACATCTCCCCGCCATGCTCGCAGTGTACCGACTGCCCCGCGCACAATGAAGAGGCGTGGGTGAAGCACGAAGGCACCTGCACCGACGAAGACGTGCGTGGCCATCGCGGAACTGTCGCCCGTTGCTCGTGCGGCTGGAAATCCAGCTGGAGCGTGATGGACGGATCGGCCGAGGCTGACCTGCATGGCCACATGCTCGCGGAGGACGAAGACTATGCCGAGCGCAACCGCGTTCGCGCCGAAGCCTGGGCGAGTGAACAGAAGGATAAAGGTTGCTCCTGCCAATACACCCCTGGGGCATTCTCTTACCACGTTAGCCGTGAGTGCTTTGTTCACTCGTTCAAGTCGGCCACCAAGATCGCCAGCGAAAGACAGTCCAAGATTCACGAGATTGAGGGTGTCGGCAAGAACGAGTTTTCTCGCAAGGATCAGGAGTTCTGGGAGGCGACATGCTCGTGCCGGAACCCCGATGGCGACGGCCTGGGCGAGGTCTATTTCAGCAGCAATACACTCGAAGAGGTTGTCAATCTTTGGGGAGACCATCTCACCGAGATGGTCAAGCAAGAAATCGAAAAATCAAACGAACAGGAGAACAAGTGAAGAACATCATCGCCAAGGGCCTAGTGACCCTTATGCTCGCCGGAGGGCTCACCGCTATTGCGGCGATTCCCGCGAGCGCAACGCATCCAACGGTTTCAGGAATCGCAAAATGCGACACCTCGACCGGGCAGGCTTCGATCACATGGAACGTGACTGGAGATCTGGGAGCCAACTACAAGAACATCGACGCAACGATCGAAGTTGTGGAGATCAACGGAGTTGCCGTTGTCGACAGTGGCCTTATCGGATTGCCCGTTCGCGGCGACACGGTAACGCAGACGTGGACGCAGAATGTCGAAGCGGGTGAATACCGCTTGAATGTGGGGGTGCAGTTCGCCAGTCACAAGCTGGGGAACCTGGCCTACACCAAGAGCGCCAAGGTGGCTGTCGAAAACTGCGAGATCCCTTACCAGCCCGAGATCCCCGCAGCTCCCAGCCTGACCGTGACCCCGCCATCGTGTGATGTCCCGTTCAACACGTTCGCATTCTCTGGCCCGTCCGACGGTGTTCGCTTCATTCTTGGAGATTTGCGCATCAAGGCTGAAGACATCTTGGCTGCACAAAACGCCGGCTTGTCCGTCGAGGACGCTCTGACAAAGTTCGGCATCACGCCGACCTATGGCCAGTCGATCACCTTGCCGATTGTGTGGTTCGACAATGTGACCAACATCAATCACGATCTGGGGTTGGCAACGATTCAGCTGACAGATCCGGCAACACTGGACTGTCGAGTGATTGAGAATCACGAAGAGTCTGTTTGTTCGGCAACCAACCAGTACACGACCCGAACGTGGACGACGATCGACGGAGCAGTTTCGACAGAAGCTAGCAGCAGCCGCACTCTTGAGCGTGCCGAAGCGATCGAACTCGGATGCTACACGCCCCCTGTCGTCGAATGCGAAGAGGGCACAGCACCGGGAGGGCTCAACGAGTTCGAGGATCCAACAATCTGCGTGAATAACACGCCTGACCCGGATCCAGAAACTCCAGCCACCCCAGAGAAGCCGGTGACTCCGGCTGCCCCTGTGGCTCAGGTTCAGAAGCTGCCCTACACTGGCGACAGCGGAACCATCGGAGCCTGGTGGCTCGCATTGCTCCCCGCTGGTGGGGCGCTCATGTTTGTGGCGCGTAAGCTCGCCCGAGCATAACTAGACCGGCTGCCATCTATCCTCCCCGGCTCTGGATGGCAGCCACTTGGGACTGTAGCTTAGAGGCCAAGCGCCGGACGGCAGACGACAGCGGATTAGTCCTCGGGAGAGGCCACGCACTGTATCGGAGTACGCGGGTTCAAATCCCGCCAGTCCCACAAAAGACACTCAACAGATTGGAGGCGCATTGCTCAAGCCATACGATTTTCAAGAGGCTGACATTCGGGCACTTCTCGCCAACAACATGACGGGCGCGGTAGTCGCCGAGACTGGCGCCGGCAAAACTGTCATCGCAGCCGAGGCCGCGCGACGTAGCGGGTTGCCGACGAAGCTGATCATCGCCCCGCAAGGAACGCACAAAAAGGTGTGGCGTAGAACTATTGGCGAAGTCGACGAAGGGGCACGCATCCAAAGAATCGACAGCACCGAACCGGGCAAGGCTGCAATGTCGGATCTCGAGTGGGGTGAAGAGGGTTACTACCTGATGACCCCGCAGACGTTCACGCGCTGGAAGCCACACCACATTCGCCCAGATCTCACCATCGTCGACGAGGCGCACCTTCTGGGGAATCGCGACAAGTCTGGCGGCAAAGCGCTGATGAAGTTTTCACGCTCAACCGGCCATCGGATCCCGATGTCGGGAACCATGTACCGGAACCTGTTTGAGAACGCGTGGACAATTGCGCGTTTCATGCACCCGGAGCATGACGGCCACGGCGACATCGCTGACATCTCAGCGAACCGCTGGATCGACACCTACTGCCGAACTGAGTATGACCACCACGCCCCCGGCAAGCGCAAGGTTGTCGGAGAGCTGGAGCCCGGTCTCTTCGCCAGCCTGATGCCGTGCTGGATTCAGCATTTCAAGCGCGCCGAATGCTGCGAGTTTCACCCCGAAGGTTTCCTGTCGCACCTGCCCGAGCCGATTGTGATTCGAGAAACCGTCGACCTGACGGCCGGCCAGAAAAAGGCGATCACACAGCTGCAACGCGACTATCTCGCATACCTAGACATCGCCACCGAAGAGTGGAAGGCGTTGCCCCTGGTCGAGCGCAAGCGCAAGGCGTTGGTCGTGAAGATGCCGGTCGTTCGCACGTTGCGCCTGTCACAGATGACGCTCGCGATGCCGTCGATCATCCCGCGCCCATGGAAACCCAAGAAAGGGTCAACTGAGTGGGAGCTGGGCAAGGATTACATCATTGCCGACGACGGGCTGACCCAGCAAGCGGTCGACGAGCGTGGCATGCCACTGTGGGATGTCGTGTTTGCGCCGGATGCCGACAGCCCCAAGCTGGATGCGATGATCAGGATTATGGGGAAAGTGGGCGAGCCTATCGTGGCTGCCACCAACTCCAAAAAGTTTGCCGAGCTGGCCGTCAACCGCCTGAAAGCTCAAGGGGTTCGCGCGTTCGAGTGGTCGAGCTCGGCGACAGATGCGGCACGCGACCAGGCTCTTGAGGATTTTGAGGCCGGAAAATATGACGTGATTGTTGGCGTGACCGAAGCTATCGGCACCGGCATTGACGGGCTGCAGGCCGCATCGGGAGTGTTGGTGTCGCTGAACAAGTCCCGAGATCTCGCCAGCGAAACGCAGTTGCTCGGCCGGCTGGATCGCCGCGGGCAAAAGAGAACCGAAGGGGTGATCCAGTACGAGATTATTGCCGAAGGTTCCACCGACGAAGACATTATTGATTCACAACTAGCCCGCCGGCTCGAGCTCAACAGGAGCTTGCGCAAGGCGCTGACCAAAGGAGAAGCGAAATGAACATGAACCACAATGACAGCCACGCATCGAACGATGGAACGCTTGAACCGAAGACACCCGAGCTGCCGAGCAAGCAGGATCTATACAAAAAACAGGTAGAAAGTCTTGGTTCCGCGATTTGGCATGCGAATCGGCGCGACGAAGGGGGCGTATCGTCTATCGGGGCAAACAACATCGCCAAGTCGATATTGTTCCAGTTCCACGTTTCGCCCCATGGCGGGAAAGCCGTCGGTGACGTAGTTGACGAACGCGCTCGGCAGGATGTGAAATGGGGTCAGCAGAATCACCCGGACGGCACTGGCAGGACATCCACGCCCCTGAATCGCATTGTCCACAATGGCCCGATTTCCTCAACTAGCGGATCGCGGAGCTGGGCGATTGGGCTGTCACTTCTGGCGAAAGCGGCAACAGACAAGGCCGCAAAAGAGGGGACGGTCTCATGGGCCGACATACTGCTCGAAGAGGTCTTTGAGGCGTTGGCCGAGAGCGACCCCGAGAAGTTGCGCACTGAGCTGATCCAAACTGCCGCAGTGGCTACGCAATGGGCTGAGGCGATTGATCGTCGCCAGCGCATAGCGGAGGGTGAAGCAATCCAAAAAGCAGAGGAGGCCGACAATGCCTGACACATTCATTGCCGACCTGGCTGCGGAATCTCGGGAGGTTATTGACAATTCAGTGGGCTGGAAGATAGATCTTTACCCTGGCAGCTCGCTCGATCTTGTGAGGCGGCTAACGCTCGCTTTGGAGTCTGTCACCGCACCGACCGAGGACGAACGCATCGAGCAAGCAAGGGCGGATGCAG